AGAGGATGCCCTCGGATGAGAGGCGCAGGCGGTTCAGCGCATCCCACACCCGGCCGATCGTGATCTCCTGCCACACCGCCAGCGGCGCGGCCTGGCGCACGTCGAAGACGTTCTCGTGCGCACCGACGTCAAGCTCCACGCCGTCCCTCGGTCGCTCACGTGGCGAGCCGGCCTGGATGCCGATGCCCAGCTTGGCGCGCGCCTTGTTGCGCGCCTTCGTCTTGGTGTTGAGCGTGTGCAGGATGGGTAGGTAACCGTCGAACAGGGTGCGCGCCGTCTCTGCATCCCACAGCCCGATCTCGACGCCGTACTGCCCCAGGCTGTTGAAGATGTCCGTCAGCTCGATGAGTCGGTCGTAGAGATCGGCACGGCGGTCGCCGAACTGCGCGATCCAGTCCTCCTTCGAGTGCATGCGGTTGACGCCGCCGCCCGCCATGATCTTCCCGAGGGTGTTGGCCTCGGCCGTGCTCATGTGCATGTCGGCTGCGCGCTTCATCCACAGCGACGTCGCCTCCTGCGCCCGGTCCATGAAGCGCCTCGAGTCGACGGAGCCGTGACGCAGGGCGAGGTTGCTCGCGATCACCCGCCGCGGGTTGGCACTCGATCTGATCTGGCGCGCAACCGTCCCGCTCCAGAAGGACAGTATCTTCCCGACGTACCTGCCGAGGGCGTTGGGGCGACCGTCACGGGTGCCGAAGATGCCGGCGTGCTCGGCGATCAGGTCGGACCACGTCTTGGCGTTTGGGTTGTCGTGACCGAGCAGCTTGCCGAGCGATAAGGCTTCGATGCGGATGGGCTTGTACTGGCCGCCGGTGCCTTCCCGCCAGGCCATCATGGCCGAGGCCGGGCCGGCGAAGAAGCGCACCACCTCGGAGGCGTGCGGAACACCGTCGATGGACACGCCCTGCTGCTGGACCCAGTCCCACATGATCTCGGGCAGGGACTCGGCGATGAACGTGTCGACGTTCTTGCCGGCGGCGTCGAGCGCGCCACGGGGGAAGGCCTCGGTCGGCTTCGCCAGCGCCTCGATCAGGTGGGCCGGGACCACGTGCGGTGCGGGGCCGAAGGTGTTCGTGGCTTCGAGCGCCTGCAGGATGGCGCGCACCTGCTCAGCCGACGCCTCGTCGTAGCGTTCCTTCACGATCACGACGGCCATGTGCTGGCTGGCCGCCTGAATCTTCGACGCGCGCGTGGTCATGATCTCCCACGCCGCAGCTGGGTCGGCGTAGGTCGGCGTGCCGTCGGGCTCTGCAGAGGCGTGCACGAGCTGCTCGAGCGTCGTGTCTCGCTGCGCCAGCCGTCGCATCAGGTTGGCCACGTGCGTGGCGTCGAGGCCGCGCAGGATGTCCGGCCCCTCGGTTTTGCTTCGGGGCAATATGAGTTCGCCGCCGGGACCGAGACGAAGGTCCATCAGCTCGATCAGCAGCTCCCGCTGTTCGCGCGCGGCCTCGTGGTACAGCCCGACCAGGTTGCTCGGGTCGGCCTCGGTGGCCTCCTCGGCGCGCAGGGCGCCGGCGCTCTCGATCACGAGCTCGCCCTTCGGTCCCAGCCTGTCGGCGCGCGTGATGCTGACCGAGGTGGCGCGCCGCTCGATCGGCTGGCCGCTAATCAGCTGGATCAGGCCCTCGGTGACCTCGGCCAGCGCCGGCTCGCCTTCGATCGTGGTCACCTTGGACTCCCCGCCCCTGGTGTGCTCGCCCAGCTGGGTGTGGGCGATGCGGCTCTGCAGCCGGCCGACGATGTCCGTCAGGTTCTTGCGGCCCGTGCGCGCCTCGCCCAGGCGTTCGATCTGCGCCTCCAAGGTGAGCATGACCTTGGCTGCCTGCTCGGGCGTGATCAACTCCTCGAGCTTGGCCTGCAGGAGCTTCCGCGGCTGCGGTAACTCGGTGTCCTCCACGACCGGCGCGCGGTCGAGCCAGTCCTTGAAGCGGCGAGCCAGGCTGCCCGGCTTGCGACCGCCCTGAGGCATCTTGCCCCGGCCCGCCCGCATGTCGATCGGCGGCGCCAGCGCCACGACGCGTAGCAGGTCCATCGTGTGCTGCATGCCGGCGTTGGCCCGGCCCGCCTTGACGGTGCGGTGCAGCTGCTGCGGAGAGATCAGGCGCCGGCCGTGCTTGTTCACGGCGCGCGCGAGGCGCTCCTCGATGATCGGGTCGAGCACCGCCCCCGCCCTGATCATCTTTTGCCTCACGGCTTCGACCTTGGCAACCGGCTGGTTGGTCAGGCGTGCAATCAGGGGCTGAAAGCCGGGCTGTTTGCCAGTGGCGGGGGGTGTGACCCCGGTGGCAAGGAGGTGGCCGATGGTGTGCAGCTCGAGCCGCTGTTCTTCGATGCGTGCCTCCGCCTCCCGGCCCAGGGACCGGTACAGGTCACGTAGGATGCCCGCCTGGGTGGAGGCCATCACCGCCTCCTCCTGCGCGAAGCGGTTCTCGGCCACGCCGCTGACGATGTCGACCGAGGCTCCGGGCTGCCAGAAGTCGGCACCGATCCTGACCTGCCTCTCCTTGGTGCTGTGCTCACCCAGCGGACCCGACCACAGGCTGGCCCCAGGCCCCTCTCCCGCACGCGCGCGCTCGGCGGCCAGCCGCACCTCCATGGACTGCTGCGCCTTCTGGGCCTCCTGCAGGGCGGCGTAGACGGCTTCGATACGTGCCTTCTGCTCCTTCGGGTTGCCCGGCGCCGTCTGGCGCTCGATCTCGAGGAGCTCGGCGTCCAGCTCACCCCTCGATGAAGGTGCCCCCGGCTGGTTCGGTGTCGCCACCGATTTCGGCACCAGCGGGGGCGGCGGGCTCGTCTGTGCCTGATTCACCCTTGCCTGCAGGGCTTCGACGGAACCGAGGTCCGCGTCTCTCAGGTACTCGTTTGCCCGCTCTTCGCCGGACAGCCCGCCGAAGCCGCGGCGCCCTTCCAAGGCCGCAGCAACAGCTTCACGCGCCTGGATGACCTCGCCCGCAGTTGGAGGGCGAGAGCCTTCGGGGGCAGGCGCGAGAGACAGAGGCACGGCGGCACCCGTGCGCTCTGCGAGGGCGTCCATGGCGGTGCGGCGCTCGACGCTACCGCCAGGTCCGGCGAGGTGCTTGAGGGCCTGGATGACCCTCCAACTGCCAGCTGAAACGACGTCGGCGACAACCCTGCCCTTGGCATCGCGCGCCGTAACGATCTTGTCCGTGGCTCCCTTCTGACCGACGCCGTAGCCCAGCGCCAGGCCCTCGGTCCTCGGGTTCTCGGCCAGCTTGGCGATGGCGTCCCCGATCTTCCCCTCGGGAGCGATCAATGTTCCACGTGGAACACTCCGTGCCGTGAAGCCAGCTGGCAACTGCGGCACCTTCTCGCCGGGCGTGATCAGCACCGCCGGCTTGCGCCCGGCCACGAGGGCAGCCATCTGAGCGTCGATGGTCTCCTGCTTCTCGGGGACGGGGACGGGGGGATCCTTCTTCGGTTCCGGCTTCTTCGTGATGTGCGGTTGCACGTCCCGCTTCTTGCCCTGCCCCCTGACCGCCTTCAGCTTCGCCTGGTCCAGCACCACCAGCGACGTCGAGCCGGGGTCTTCGGCCGTGTTCTCGTACGAGAGCGCGTCGATGCCGCGCTCCAGGAGCTTGGCCCTGATTCGACCCATGGCTACGTCGCGCGGCAGGTCCGCGGCGAGCAGCTCCTCGACCCACTGCTTCTCCAGGTGCCCCTCGCGCGCCAGCTCGCGCCCGATGCTCTCCGGGGTCCAAGCTCCGGGGTCACCGGAGAGGGGGATGACGCGCTGCAGGTCGTGCTTGTAGGAGAGCACCTGCCCCTTGCTCACGTCCTCGCCCCGCTCGGCGCGGTGGCGCAGACGGTCGGTGGCTGCGCGCTCGGTGCCCACGTGCACGCCCAGGCCGTCCGAGATCTTGAGGTCCGCCGCCGGCACCGCTGACCCGTGGAACACCACGCCCTCTGGCCCCTCCTGCTCGGCACGGATGGCCTTGGTGGCTCGGCGCATGGCCTCCATCACCTCGACACCGCGCGCGCTCTCCACCTCCTCGAGCCCCTCGATCATGTCGAGCGCCTCTATGTCCACCTCGACCTTCTGGTCAGGCGGCTTCGCCTCCACCATCTCGGGCGGCTCGCCCTTCGCCTTCTTCAGCTGTGCAACCAAGGCCTTGTCCGCCTTGCGCACGCGTAGCTTGGCCAGCACGTCGCCCATCGCCTCGCGCAGGCCACGCTCGGAGTACTCGTACTCCTTCGGGATCCACAGCTCGAGGTCGCCGGCGGCACGGCGCTGGCCCGTGCGGACGATGCCGTAGACAGGCTCCTGCCCTTCCTCGTTGCGAAGCTCGACGATCTCGAACGGGGCTCCACCCAGGTAGCGGTAGCGTTCGCGCCGCGCGCCACCGATCAGGGCTTGCTCGGACTGGCCGAAGAACTGCGGCCACTCGTCCGTTGGAATGTCCGGCTTCTCCACCTTGGGCTTGGCGGGCGGTCGCTCCGGTCGCTCGGCGGGCTGCGCACCCCTGGCGCGCCGGCTGATCTCGCCCTGGATCTGCGCGAGCACGCGACCCACGGCGGCCATGTACGGCACGTCGGCCTCGGCCCCCTTGCTCGCGTTGCGAGCCTGCCCCTCCATCTGGTAGAGGTGGTCGTTCGAGGCCATCGCCAGGATCTTCTCGATGTGGATGGGACCGCCACGTCCCTGAGCGATCTTCGCCAGGTAGTCGATCGTCGGGGCGTGCGTCGTCTGCGACTCGATGTCGGCCATCAGCTGGTTGGGCCCGAGCGTGGCCTTCAGGATCTGGTCGATCTCTCCCGGCGTGACGAAGTTCTCGAGCGAGACGCGCTCCGCCTCCGCCTCGGTCTTGAACGTGCGCTCGTCACCCTCGACGCGCCAACCCTCCTCGGTATCCATCACGACCGGCTTGCGTCCGCCGAAGGCCTCGAAGATGGGGATCATGGCTTCGGGATCGGAAGCCAGGAGGTCGAGGTCGCGCAGGATCTTCTCGTTCAGCGCCTTCAGCTGCAGCTCCTGCGGTTCGCTGAGGAAGCGTTGCAGGGAGTCGCCGTGCTTGGCCTTGGAGTAGGCTCGACCGGCGGCGTACTCGGCGCTCGTCGTCGTCGCGAAGGCCAGCGCGCCCGCAATCCAGCGGCCGCCCGTGAACGCCTCGCGCCAGTAGGGCCAGAACGCTCCGTCGGTCCAGCTGATGTCCTCGCCGGCCTCCATCGCCAGGCGGTGCGCCTCGCCGTAGCTGGTCATCAGCGCGCCGGTGAGGAACGAGTGCAGCACGTGCCGGAAGGCAGCGCGGTTGACCTGCCCGCTGACCACGCCGCGGATCTCACGGTCGACGATCTCGGCGGCCATGCCCTCGATCTTGCGCACGCCCGGCGTGTTGAGCAGCGCCCGGCGCGCACGGTCGACCATCATCGCGTCGATGCGCACGGGCGTCTCGTACTTCTTGTACCACTCGCTGAACTTGTCGAGCTTCAGCCGCGTGGCGCCACGCCCAACGACCGCGCCGCCAATGCCCAGCATCACGCGCGCCGCCGATCCGAAGGCCCAGAAGGCTACACCTCCACTGACGCCGGCCTGGATCGCTTGGGGCAACGTGCCCTCGCCGGTGATCGCGTGCTTCATCACCTCGTGGTAGGCGAACCAGCCAGCGAAGGCAGGGTTGAACGTGTAGACCGACTTGACCGTGACCGCCGCTGAAGGCGGGGAGATCGTGCGGCCCATCACCTTGAGCGTCTTGCCGATCAGCGCGGGCACGGGAGCGGCCGCCAGCCCGCGGGCCGCGCCGCCGCGCCGCAAGGCAACCCCGCCGCGCCGCAGGGCTGTACCGACCACGCCGAGCGCCAGCTTGCCGCCGGCGATGTTGACCCCGATCTCGACCAGGCCCAGCGTCTCCTGGCTGAACGTCGTCCAGAAGTTGTTGCCGTACTTCGCGTCGGCGTACTTCAGCGAGCGCAGGAAGCGCGGGTCGCGCATCAGGTCACGGTCGATGAGCTTGTTGCCGGTGATCTTCGGCACGAGCAGCTTGCCGTAGCCCGTCATCACCCAGTCGTCGGGGCCGTGGAAGAAATGGCCCAGGATGCTGTCGACGCGCACCTTGCCGCCGGCCAGGGCGTTCGAGGCCTCCTTCATGAAGTCCGAGTAGTTGAGCTCCATGCGCTCGCCACTCTCGGTGTAGAACACGACCGGCGTGTCAGGCCTGAACGGGATCAGGTCCATCTCTTCGCCGCCGAAACGCTCGCCCGTCTCGGGGTCGGTCCACTCCTCACGCGCGATCCACGCGCCACCGTCCTCCTCCTCGTGGATCTCGCCGTAACCCCACGCCGTGGCGTCGAAGGCCGCGCGGCTCGAGGTGCCCGCAGGTAGGGCCCCGATGTCCTCACGGTAGAAGAAACCCGCCTCGCCTCCCGTGTACGCGTCGATGATCCCGCCGCTCGGGTCGTCGTGCATCACGTCGCCCTGCACCCGGCCCTGCGCGTCGAAGTAGTTGCGGCCGACACTGCTACCGGGGCGGATGCCCATCTGGTGCAGCCAGTTGACGCTCTCCCGCTGGCTGTTCGCGATGTTGACGCCGGGGACGAACCCGATCACCCCATCCACGAGCTGCGTAACGACCTCGCTCGCCTGGCCCACGACGTTGAGCGGCGCCAGCTTGGCGGTCAGTCCGGGGCGCTGATCGAGGAACGGGTTCGCCGTGTACTCGGGCGACGACGTCTCCCAGAGCAGCTGGTCGCCGAAGAACCCCTGCGTTACGCGCTGCCCACCCCTCGTGATGAACTTGATCTGGGAGCCGGGCGGCGTGCCCTGAATCATCTCCGACATGCGCGCCGTCTCACCGCGGTCACCGCCCAGGGTTTGCTCCATCGAGCCGATGCTGCCGGGCAGGACCGTCGGGTCGCTGCGCCCCAACGCCGTCGGCCACCACATGGCGTCGGAGATCTCCATGTCCTCGCCATCGGCGTACGCCCTCTCCATCAGCGGACGCTCGGCCATGCGCTGACGGAAGTCGTAGGCCGTAGCCATGCGCTCCTTCAGCTGGTGCCGGTCGGGATCGAACCACCACCAATGCGTCTCCCTGTCGAACAGATCCCACGTCTGCTGTGCAGCAACGCGTTGCTCACGGGGCAGGCTAGTGTCGTAGATCTGATCGAGCTGCCCGTCCCGATTCATCATGTTCGGGACGACCCGGTCGATCCGCATCCCGTCGAGTGCGCCGCCCTCTTGCACGGCCTAGTTTCCCCGAACCGGGTGCTTCTTTTTCCAGGCCATCACGCGGTGCAGCGCACCCCTGGCCTCGTCCAACTCCTTGCTCCGTCTCGCCTCGAGCTTCTCCCTCTTGCGCCAGTCCCAACGGTCGTCACCAGCCAGGAACTTCTCCAGGAAAGCGTCAGCCCTTTGAGCGTCTCGCGACTCCGCCTGGAAGCGCCCCTCCAGGCGTGCAATCTCTGTCCGTAGGTGCTGGTCTTTGACTGAGTTGTCGGTGTAGCGGATCTTCCTGGGCGAGTCCGCCATTATGTTCTTCAGGAACTTGGCGGCGAGGCTAGTGCCCGTGAGCTGGGGCGGCTTCCGCGGCGGGATCGTCGGGGGCCGGCCCTTGACCCAGCCGGGCGCGCGCGTGCGACCTCCGAGCCCCGGATCCCCGAGGGGGACGCGGCGCGCACCACCGGGCACGAGCGGTGCCTTCACCTTCCGCTCGGGGAGATTGTCGAGCGAGTCCAGGATGCTACGCGCCTCCTCCTCCTCCGTCGGCGACGGGAGCACGGGGTCCGGCACGGCCGGGTGGAGCTGGGCCTGCGTCATGCGCGCGGCCGGACGGGGGATGAACCCACCGGGGGCGCTGCCGACCTTGGCGTGGGTGATGTCCTCGCCCGGCAGGTAGCCGGCCCGTAGCCGGCTGAGGGGGTCGAGGTCGACGTCAACGTCGGACTTCGCGTCGGGCTCCGCGTCAGGCGTGGGCGCCGGCGGGGAGCCCGACGCTGCGCCAGGCACCATGGCGTTATACATGCGCCTGAACAGCTTGCTGCCGCGATCCGAGGCCGTGAAGGTGTCGAGCGCCTCCATCGTCTTGGACGGCGTGCGCTTGGTGAAGATGCCCGACGTGCCGACCATCACCACCTCGCGCAGCACGTTCGGGTCGGCGAAGAGCCCGCCCTGGAACAGCCGCTGAAACGCCGGCAGGTTGGAGGTCGAGGGAGTGCCGCCGCCTACCTCAAGGTTGCCCTTGGCGTTGATCGAGAGCGTGAGTCTGGCGAGGTCTTCCTTGACCGTGGTCGTCGCAAAGCCTGCGGGGTTCGCTTGGATCCAGGACTCCACCGCCTCCGCATTGAACAGGTTGAGCGAGGACACCGGCACGTTGGTCTTGACCGTGCCTGCGTCGAGGCGCTGCTCGATCAGGTCGAAGTTGTTGTCTCGCGCACGGGTCTTCGGCGTCTGCTCCTCCAGCCTGCGCGGCATCTCGTTCAGGAACCGGCGCTGAATAGAGTCGGTGCGGTCGTTGATCATCTTGCGCAGGTTCGGATCATTCTCTCCCGAGTAGATGCCGCGCGCGATGAGCCGTGCGTTCTGCGCCGAGGCCTCCTTCGTGCCCTGCTTGAACATCAGCTGGCGGATGTGATCCAGCTGGTCGACGCCCACGAAGTTCCGCGCGAACGGCTTGTCCATTGCCGCACGCATGTCCTCGACACCGGGCAGGTTCAGGGCCTCCATGCGCTCGGCGATGGCGTCGGTGGAGCCCGTGATGCTGGTGGCCGAGAACTCGCCGGCGTCGATCGGCCGGGCCACGCCCGTGCCCGCGCCGCCCGGCAATGTGATCGGCGTCAGCAGCGCGCGCTCGATCTCCATGTCCAGCTCGCGCTCGGCCAGCTCGGCCTGCGCCTCGTCGATAGCCTCCTTCTCCTCCTTGAGGGCGATGGCCTGCTGGTTCTTCGCCTGCGGCGACACCGCGGTGTAGTACTTGTCGCGCGCCGCCTGCGCAGAGTCGAAGTCTGACTGCCGCGCGTAGCCCGATGACGCCGAAGCACTGCCGGCGATCAGACTGCCCATCGCGCGCGGGTCCATGCCCTGCTTGATGAGTGCATTGAACGCACGCATCTGAGACGCGCGACCCTCGGGCGTCATGATCCGCTCGCTGCGCGGCCGGACCAGGTCGTTGGCCTTACCCACGGCGCTCGCTTGGTCGTCGAAGTACGTCGCCTGGAAGAACTCGACGTACTCCTTGTACTTGGCCGCGTTGTTCGCATCGACCGACCCGTCCATGCCCTCGTACTTGTCGCGGATGGCGGCGATGCCGGGGATCTTGCTGATCGACTCTTCCGTGTATGGCGTCGTCGTATAGAGGCTGTCGTTGGAGATGCCCTCGATGAACTCCTCGACCGCCTTCTCCAGCTTGTCCTCTCGGATGGCCTTCGCCGCCTGCTGGCCGACAACGGCCATGCCCTGCGCGATGGCCTGCCCCTTGGCTGCGATGCCCGCCCCCTCGAGCTGGCCGGCGCGCTCGAGCGAGCGAGCGCCCTGCAGGACGCCGGCGATCTTGCTGACGTCGAACGATGGACTCCAGAAGTCGAACTCGGGCATCAGATGTAGGCTGCGCCGATCGCGCCGGCGGCGCCAAGAACGGCGCCAAACTTCGACCCGCTTGCCGCGGCCTCACCGGCGGCAACGGCGGCGTCCGCACTGAGCTGCGCACCCTTGAGGGCGGCGGCGGTGTTGACCTTGAACAGCTTCTCCTGGACACCGGTCTGGGCCAGCATGTTGGCAAACCCCTGCTGCGCGGCGAACTTGCGCTCGTCGATCGCTGCGGTGAGCTGAGACTTCTGCCCCAGCACCTGGGACAGAGTGTCGTAGCGCCCGGCGATGTTCTCGCGCTCGGCGAAGATCGGGTTGAGGTTGGCCGCGGCCGAGGCGCGGTTCCGGCCGCGCTCGTTCTGGCTCATCATGCCCATCACGCCTTGCGTCTGGCCCGCGAAGGCGCGGTTCTGCCCCGCCTCGGAGAGGAAGCCACCGTCCAGCTCGGCCGACTGCAGGAGCCGGGCGTAGATGCCCGGCGTGTTGAACTGAAAGTCTTCCGGGCCGACACCCTCGAGCCCCAGGTCTTCCCTGTACCCCATCTCCTTCTTCAGGCGCTTGTAGATCTTCTTGATCTCCCAGTCCCTGTTTAGGTGTATTACGCCAGCGCCACGGGGATTGTCGCGGTAGTACTCGTCCTCCGCCTGCTGCTTCAGCTCATCCCTGGTGAACTCGGGGTCACCAGGGCGTAGCGCCAGCGGGTCGATCTGGCCCTGCTGGATCACAGGCTGGCCGCCGTAGTCGAAGCCCGACAGGAACTCGCTCATTGAGACCATGGGTTCACCTGTTGTCCGTTACCGCCGCGCGCACCGTGACGTCGAGGAGCTCGAAGTCGATGTCGACGGCCGGCGTGACCGTCTTCATTACCGCCCGCACGGTGCGGAACTCCTTCACAATGTGGCTCACCAACACGTCCGACGCTGCTTTCTTCAGGTCGAGCGTAGCCTCTACTCCCTCAGCGACCGCCGCAAGGTCTCGGTGCATGGCCACCTTCAGTTGCCCCGAGGCTTTCGGGACGCGCGTCACGTTCAGCCAATAGCCCTCCTTCTGCAGGAAGGGCACGTCCCAGTCCATGTCCTTGGTCGACCAGCGCGAGAGGAGAGCCCCCACGCTCACCGTGGCTAAGATCGCGGGGGTGGGCACCTCCTGCTTCCCGTCGCCCTCGAGCAGGATCCTGAGGTCGGAGTTCTGATCCAGGTAGGCCGACATGATGTAGCCGAACTGCTCGACCCCGTCGGCGTCCAGCCAACGCAGCGGCGCACCGCGCGGACCCTCGAAGACGTTGTCGAAGACACCCTCGAAGACGCCGCCCACCCCGGCCTCGAGCGTCGGGTCACCCCACACGCTGGCGTTGGGGCCCATCATCACCGAGCGCGTGTCGCTGCGGTCCATCCAGACCAAGAAGCCCTCGCCCGTCCCGCCGACCAGGTCGTGCGGCCCACCGTCCTTGGACACGACGCTGCCCAGCGCCACGACGCGCGGGCCGGCGTACTTGCTGAAGCGGTGGCCGGCGATCACCGCGTTCACCGCCGCGTCACCGTCGAAGGGATGGTCGAATTCGATCGAGAAGCGGTCCTCGGCCAGGTGGTAGTCCCGGTCCTTGGCGGTGAAGATGTACTGGTCGCGCAGGCGGTTCACTGCGCCCGAGACGCGCGTGAGGTAGAGCGGGTCGATCGTGCTCTTGAAGTACGGGGCAATGCGCCGGCCGATGAACACCGGCTCCTCCGTGAGGCTGAAGAAGATGCCCGGCCCGCGGTCGGAGACGAAGTACAGCCGGCCCTCGAAGTCGACCACGCTCTGGTCCGAGACCGCCCCGTCGTTCTTGGACATCTGCTGTGTGACGAGCACGAGCCCCGACGCGCCCTGCTCGATCGACGCGCGGAAGATCGAGTTGCGCTTGAAGATCACCGCCTGGCCGGCGAACGATCGGATCGCGATCACGCCCACCTGGTCGCCCGTGTCCACCGGTGCCACCTGGCCAAGCGGAACCACCTCGGGACGGAACGGCACGCTGAAGGCCAGGCCGTCCAGCTGGCGCTCCCCGCCGAGGGAGATGTCGCCGTACCACATGGCCGACTGCGCCACGCCCACGTGCGCAGCGTCGGGCGGCGCCCCCTCGTTGAAGTCGAGCACCGCGGCGAAGGTCTGGAACAGCTCGTCGTCCAGCCTGATCGAGAACGAATCGGAGCGTGAGTCGACCTCGCCCACGAGGAAGAACTCCCCGCCGTCCGCCACGGTCATGAAGATCTGCAGCAGCGTCCTCTGCGGGTCGCTCGAGACGGGCAAGCCCGTGAGGGTGATCGTTAGATCGGCCGATGGATTCTCGATGTCCTCCTCGGCGGCGAACACCTCCAGCTCGGCGGACGGGAACGACTTCGCCAGGTTCTTGGGGTCGAGGAAGCGGGTGCGCACGCGCCGGATGCCGGTCGCCTGCTCCACGAGCTCGGAGAAGTTCAGGTCGTTGGCGCTGGTCGACGCCGTGGCGTTGGCCGTGATCTTGCGGTCCTTGTTGGGCTGGCTCGAGGACGCCACCGTGATCGGAGTGGCATAGGGACGGACGTCGACGGCAGTGCGGGCGAGCCCCGCGTCCACCGACAGCTGGCCGATGCTCGTGCCCGACCACGGGAAGTCCGAGATGCTGGACGGCTCCGCCTCCTGGTCGCCGAAGCGGTCGGTGCCGATCTCCGCCCCGGAGGCGAAGACGCTATGCGTGCTGACGTCGGCCTCCTCGAAGATGTCCGGCTCCTCGACGGCGTTGCCGTCGGCGTCGTTGGTGCCGGTGAACATGCCGTACTTGAAGCTGTGGATCACGCCGTCGAAGGGGCGCAACCCGTTGAGGGGGTTGGACGACAGTTGCGATCCGCCGATCTCGATGGGGTAGGTGTCGTCGTCGGGGTGCGCGGAGTCGTCGTAGCCGTCGGACTTCACCAGCGACACGTTGGGGCCGATCAAGATGTCCGTGCCCGGCGGGAAGTCCGCGGCCACGAAGCCGGGGACGTTGCCGTCCAGGTCGACCACCCTGACCTGGGTCACCGACTCCACCTCGACGATGCGGAACACCTTGCCGTTGAAGTTCACCGACCCACCCGAGGGCTGATTGGTGATCTGCAGCAGCATGCCCGTGTGGTCGAGCGTGATCCGGCCCTCGATGTTGGTGAGTCCGATGGAATCCGTGTCGACAAACGTCGCGGTCTCCTTCATCACGGGACCGGTGATGGTGTACGTGTCGTCCGCGGGCAGGGACGGGGTCACCACCGTGTCAGCCAGCACGAACGAAATGCACGCCCGCATGCTGGATGCGTTCACTTGCCAGTCGGCAACCGTGCCGCCGGGGTAGGGGATGGAAGCCTTGAGGTCGTAGCCCGTCCATCGGTCGTAGTTCGCCGGGTTGGTGAGGTCTTCCTTAGGCACGCGCCGCACCACAAGCATGTCTCGCGCGTTGACCTCCGTGGCGCTGATGTCGATCAGGAAGCTGCTGTTCGCCCAGTTGGACGCAGCGACCGCGGCCGCGCTGTTCCAGTGCGGCTCCGTCCCCGTGTTCAGCCCCTTGCGCGGATAGAACTTGCGGGCGTAGAGGTAGTAGTCGTAGCCGGGCTCGATGATGGCCTTGTCGGTGCGGACGAACTGCTCCTTCTTGAACACGCTGTCCCACCAGCCGAAGTACACGTAGCCGTCGCGAATCTCGATGAAGGGCCCGCCCGAGCGCAGCGAGTTGCGGCGCGAGTAGAGCGGGATGCGCCCGTCGACCGAGTTCATCTTGAACAGGCAGGCGAAGGCGAAGAACTTGTCCGGGCCCCAGTCCATATCGGGGTCGCCCAGCTGCCGGATGTAGCTCGTGCCGGGGATGCGGTAGTGGTACAGCAGCTCGTCGACCGAAGCGTCCCGCGTGTCCAGCTGCAGGATGCCGTCGTTCTCCACGTCACCCCCGATGTCGAACTCGTTCAGCTCGAACAGCGGCGTGCGCGTCAAGGCAAAGTCGGGCACCGACTGCGGAGCGAGCAGCCCCGCCGGCCGCACCTCCCCGTCCTCGATGATCGCCACCCGCCCACCGTTGGCCACGTAGATCTCGCGGCCGTAGTTGGCCATCGACACGGGCTCCTCGCTGGGGCCCATCTCGTGGTACAGGGAGATCAGGGGGTGCCCGTGGATCGCCGCGAACCGGCCCTGCTTGGTGTCCTCGACCAGGTGGCCGACACCCAGGTCCGTGCCATCCGCCAGCACGCGTGAGTACGTGGCCCAGCTGCCGCCCTCGTCCGCATAGCTGACGCCGTGCGGATTGAAGGGGGCCTCGTCGTCGAAGTTTGCCGTCTGCTCGACCTGGTGCACCAAGACGAACAGCCCCAGCCGGCCACCGAGACAGTGCATCCATCCCTGCGCCCGGTTGGGGAGCACGGCGTCGGCTTCGGGCGACGAAGTCACAAGGGCCTCGGACGCTCGAGCGCAGCCGAGGACAAGGTCGAAGTCGGACGTGGGGTCGACGTCGTTGGCGGCGATGGTCCAGTCCGGCAGCGTGAGTGTGTCCTCGATCTGGTAGGCGATGACCGAGACCGGCTTGCCGTTCACGAACAGGATCGGGAGCTGGTAGTTCGCACCCGTGCGCAGGAGGAACCAGCGGATGTGCACCCATTCGCCACGCGGCACGCGCGAGGCGCCCTTGGCGATGAACAGGCCGTGCTCGGGAACCACCGCGGTCGACACGCCCGTCGAGCCCAGGCAGAACTCGGGGCGCCCGTCGCGCAGCCGCAGCCACCACGAGATCCCGTGCCCCGTGGCGCCCGCGTCCTTGCCGGGGTCGGTGTCCTGCCGGCCGCACCAGGCGACGGTCTGGATCGGGAAGTAGTCGTCCAGCCAGACCCAGGCATCCCACATCAGCTCGCGGCTGGCGGCGGGGAAGGTGAAGCTCGACGCGTCGGCGAGGACGATGCGATCGTCCTGCAGTGGCATCGAGAACCCGGTCGCCGGATCGCGCCGCGCGCGCAGGTGGATCGACCTGTTGAGCCTGCTGTTGGGGCCAGTGAGGCGCCAGCGGTCGTCACCCTCGAAGATTGACCCCTGACCTGACACGAAAAGGGAGTCCTCGAGGGATCGGAGACCCAGGATTGCATTCTGGCGAGGACTCGCCAGACCCCGACCCCATGTCGGATACAGGTCACGCGAGCGCCCCACGGCCACCGGCGACAGTAGCGTGACGACCCAGTCGACTCCACCGGGGGCCACGTTCTTCCAGTACGGAGACGTGTCGATCGCATCGTCGACGACGCTGCCCCCGTAGCTGAGGGGCCGGCCCTTGCCCAGTGGCAACGGCTTGCGCGAGATGTCGTCCCCGAAGGCCGTGTAGCCGATCAGCCGGAACGTGCTGGCCGAAACCCCCACCTTGGACTCGCCCTCGTACGGGGTCGCCAGGGTCAGCGTCGTGGCCGTCACCCCCACGATGAAGTAGGCGCGCGGGTACGCCTTGGCGAGCTGCTCCTCCTGCGGGAGGACCGCGACCTCGTCCTGGATCCTGATGAAGCTGCCCAGGAGGTTGCGGAGGTCGAGCTCGGGGCGGCCCAGCGGGAAGTCCGTGTTGCCCCCGGCCTGCACCGTGGTCGACCCGCGCGTCACGGTCACGGCGTGATTCCCCGCACCGACGGATAGAAGGATGTCTTCCTCTTCCAGTTCACGCTCGGGGTAGGTGTGCCCGCCCTTCACCTTGCCGGTGCCCGTGGGCACGGCGGCGCCGGCGCCGGACGCAGCCAGGTCGCCGGGGGCCGTGCACCCGAACACCCGAACCGAGTCCACGAACACCTTGGCGCCCATCTCACACCAGGCGCGCTCGAAGGGGTCCACCCCGCCGCCGATGACGATCACGCTCCGCTCGAGGTCTCGAGCCCGCATGGTCTCGGCCTGGAACAGGGTGAACTCAGCGTTGGGGTTCTGCGCCGAGTTGAGCAGCGACTCGGAGGGCGACCAGGCCAGGTAGACCGTCACGGCATCGGGCGTCGAGCTGGGCTGCACGCCCACCTGCACCGTGATCGTCCGCCCCACCCAGTCCGAGTTCAGGTGGTAGCGGGGGAAGTTGTTCGAGCCCGTCCGATACCAGGAGTACATGCCGGTCTGTCCGGGCTGATCACGGTCGGGCGGCAGCAGGCCCACGCCCTCCTCGTCGGCTTCGAGCGGGAAACGCGCCTCGAAGCCCATGCCGTAGAAGAACGGCTCCGAGGCGGCCGTGGCGCTCGCAGGGTCGGCCGTGATGAACGGGATGTGCACGCGCTGGCCGAACTCCAGCAGCGGATGCAGCGGCACGCGCGTGCCCTCCCCGTAGTAGGGATCGCCCGTGACCGGCGTCACGAGGTCCGGCCGCTTCACCGACCAGGTCATGAGCGGCGCCGCGAACTTGGCCTCCCACAGCGTGTCCGTGACGCCCACACCGCCGGTCGGAGAGCCGACGACCTCGCGCTGCATGGCGTAGCTCGCACCGGTCAGCCTGAACTTTATCTGCACCGCAAAGCCGGCCGTGCGCTCCTGCTGCATGCGCCGCACCAGGCCCCGGAGCACCGGGTTCTCCGAGAAGTCGAGCTTGATGCGCTCGCCCTCGCCCGAGAGGTAGACCTGCTTCTCGCCCTCATTCCCGGCCTCGACCACGGGCATGGCGAACGGAGCGAACACGCCGTGATTCGCGGCGACCTTGTCACGACAGACGCCACCGCCACCGTCGGACAGCGGCCACCACCCGACCAGGTCCGCCGCGCCGGGCTCTGCGGTGTCGCCGAGGTCCGTCTCGTGCCACAGGCTGAACTCCGCGCTCTTGTCGGTGTAGCTGCGCGCCTTGTCGTAGATCCTGAAGTCGGAGACCATGGTCGCGCGCTGGTTCCAGCGGAAGCACCGCACCGTCACGCCGAAGGTGTTGTTGATCGTGTAGCTGCCGCTCGGCCCGAACGATGCAGCCACACCGTCGATCCAGTCCGTGCCCACCTCGGGCGTGATGCGGTAGCTGTAGGCTGGCGTGCCGTAGGCCTCCAGGTTCTCCATGGTCCCGATGGAGAGCATGAACCCGCCGGCGTTTTCGATGCTGACGCCGGCGGCGTCGGCCTGCAGCACAAGGCGGTAGCCTCGCAGCGCCTCGATGTTCACGCCGCCAACCTCGTCGGGGTCGAGCCCCTGCCAGGCTCTGTCGTGGATGCCCCACGGGTGTCGGCCCGAGCTGATGATGCCGTCCCAAACGGAGGTCTCGAGGCCCCAGTTGCTGGACAGTCCCGTGCCGAAGTCGACCATCCCCGCCATGGAGATCTCGATGTTCGTCTCGGAGGTCTTGTGCGCCGCACGCAGCTGGTACAGCACGATCTTGGTGTTGCCCGCACCGGGGGCCTGGTCGGGCTTCTGGTAGTCGGCCAGGTCCGTCACGGTCTGCAGCGACTGATCGGTAATCCTGAACCCACCGTTCTCCAGCGGAGCGGAGTCGATGCCGGCGTAGGTGTGGCCGGCTGCGGTCCACGGAAGGCAGCGATAGCCGAGGCCCAGGTGCATCTCCTCGCGCCCGGACCAACGGATCCCGTAGCGGCAGAAGTAGTCGAGGTTGTCGGCCGGGCCCTTGTAGCGGTAGATTGTCGCGGAGGCCGGCGCCGCCTGGTCGTAGCTGAATGACTGAATCGAACCGTCGTCCGTCTTCGCATGGATCTCCAGCTTCCCGTCCGAGTTCCACGCTGTGGTGGGAGTCGATCCCGTCCCGGCCGATCCCGTATCGACTGACAATCCAAGTTCTACGTGATACGTTCGACCAGGCTCAACGAATAGAGGCGCAACAACAGCTCGGTAAGCTAGGGTGCAGTGGTCACCTACTCCGGTCCCGTCCGTTGCCTCTGACAACGTACCGTCCGTGAGCAGGTAGCGCATGCCGCTCGGTCGCCAGGCCCCGAAGCCCGGCGCGTCCAGCCACATGAACACCAGCATGTAGTTGGACTCACGCGCCTGGTACAGCGTCGTCGCCACGCCCAACAGGTTGTCGCCGTTGAGCACGTCCAGGTCGAGCAGCGTGCCGGTGTTGACGATGCCCAGCGCCCAGCTCATGGGCGTCATGCCGTCGCCACCCTTCTGCGCGATGATCGTCACCTCGTCGAGAGCCAGGTCGGCGCCGAGCTCGGTGCGCAGGTTCGAGCCGGCCGCGTACGCACCGGTGGGGTTGGTCGGTGCGGCGAACAGGCGCTCGGTGTCCGGCAGCTTGAACGAGACCTTCAGGCCGAAGCTCTTGCCGCGCCGGGCAGCGAACACGCGCTGGGACTTGGGGTCGGTCTCGCTGCCGTGCCCGGCCACGGCGAAGTCCCCGCCGATGTCCTGGTCCTCCGCGTAAGGGATCGTGACGTGACCGTGTACCGGCGCCGACTTCTCATAGAGCACCGGCAGCCGGCCGTCCATGCTGGGCCGGCACAGAACGCCCGGCCGCGGCGCGACCTTGTTGCCGAACTTGATCGCCCCGCCCGCTGCGCGCACGGAGCCCCTGTCGAAGTCGACGTTCAGGCAGTCCGGCGTCTCACCGAGGCTCTGCAGGAACGGGTTCGTCTGTAGGTTGAGTCCCGCGGCGATCGGGACCAACCGGATCGGCACACCACTCATCCGAGGAACTCAACGCTCCAGTCCTTGTTCTCGTCGAAGCGGCCCTCCTGGTCGGGGCTGCCCATGAGGTCGGGCGACTGCTGCTGGCGCGGCCGCAGCGAGGAGAGGAAGGTCTGCAGGCCACCCGCGATCACGCTCTCGAGCATCCTGATGCCCTCGGTGTGGCGTGTCTTGTGGAACAGTGACCTGGCCACGCGCGCCGTAACGAACTCGAAGCTCGACTCGTCGACCGGCAGGTGCATCTCGTACGTGTCGCCCACCTGGGGCTTGGTCGGGAACTTCGGGAAGACGGTGCATTCCACGACCCAGGCCGGGGTCGCCAGGCTGGCGTCGTAGAACTGGACCTGGCTGGTGATCTGATGCACTGCGCCGCGCCGGTTGCTCGTCTCGGTCGACCCTGTGATCAGCTCGATCTCGGCCCCCACGTAGGAGTCCACCTCCCAGTCGAGCATGAACGGTTCCAGGGTCTCGCCGTCGATGCCAATCGCCGTAGGCGCAGAGGCGAAGCGGAACTGCTCCCTGGAGGGCGGCTCCGAGTCGATCGTTCCGTAGTGCAGGGGCGCCGGCAGCTTGTGGCACTCGAACTCCAGGTCGACGGGATTCTTGAACCCGTTGAGGTCGAACGAACGGTCACCCGAGACGAACCAGCCCTTGCCGGCGGAGCGCGGGTAGGAGATGCGCGGGACGAGCCTGCCGCGCTGGCCCGCGAACTTGTCCGTGATCTCGCGGATGCCCAGGATGCGATACCACCACGACGGAACCGTGTAGCGCCAAACGTCGTCCTTGAGACGGCGCACCCGGTCGTGGAAGTCCGCGGCCGCCGTGTCGAAGCGCAGGCTCGTGAACCCGTGGCTGTTCTCGGCGTCCGCCCGGTGCCGGTACAGGTAGCGATTGTGATGCGTGATCCAGCGGGTGATCTCGACGTCCGACCAGAACTCCACGTTCGGATCGTTGGTCTTTTCCCTGACCGCAGTGATGACGTCGCGAACCCTCATCCGCTTTCCTTCATCCTCTGCAGGGTGGACCAGATCTCCGTGAAGATCACACCCACCGACCCGATCACGATGGCAAAGACGATCTTCCGTCCCCACGCCGTGATCACTGCGTAGTTCTTTTCGAGCCGGTCAATGCGTTCCTCGTGGACTGCCACTGTCACCTCCAGGTTCGTCTTCTCCGTCACCGTGGCCTCCGTTTGATGCCGTGCAGGACCTTGCTGAACTCTTGTTGCACGGGCACGACGAGCTTGTTCCTGACAAGGTGACGAAGCCGGGAGTGTCCCTCACCACCAGGAGCGAACCACTGCTGAATGTGCTCATCGCAGAGCCGTTCGCGATCCTCCTGGTGCTGCTTCTGATCCTTGACAGAGTCCTGAATCCACGAGGTGCGGCCACCGTGCACCCCCGCGGCATCCATCTTCTGCAGGGCCACCGCGTCGATCTCGGATGGATCGCGCGGATGGCCCAGCATGTCCTTGATGATGTGAACGAAGTACTTCTCCCCGCGCTGGCTCGTACACCAGATCTGCCAGCACTCCGGGTGCGCGTTCATCTTCCTTGCCTGCAGACGGTTCCTGCACAGGAACAGCATCGGGTTCACCCGACGCTGAATCTCCCGCTCGAAGTTGCCCTGTCTGCGCATGGTGTGCGGCCGGGGGCCTCGCGACCCCCGGCCTGTTGTTCACGGCGTGAGGGAATCCTCGAGGATTGCCGCCAGCAGGACGTGCTTGTCGCGCACGTCCGTGCCCATCGTCTCCCGGCAGTACAGGGTCGCCTGGTAGGCGTCCTTGTCGTCGATCCGGTGGTAGATGGCGCCGTCCTTGTTCATCCACTGAGGATCGGACATCACGTAGATACGCAGGTCCGGCTCGTGGAGGAAGTAGATGCGGTTGTTGAGGCAGTCGCGGTCGGCGATCACCGGAACACCGTTGTAGTCCAGGGCTTTGTAGCCCCCGTCGTACTCGGTGGTCCCGACGAATTGCCGATCAGCCAGCAGGAGCATCGCGTAGGCGCGACTGACACCGAAGCTGGTGAGCAGCGCGGTCGGCGCGGCGTCACCCACTTCCATGGCGGTCGTGAACGCGTTGTCCATGAGAGCCAGAGAGACCGCGCGATCGTTCGCGGCGGTCTGAACGGTGGACCGGTGCCACTCGTTCGCCGCAGCGGTCGCGTCGATGTTCTGCAGGTTCCCGTTGTTGGGGTTGCCGTCGTCAACGATCCCGGCGATACCCATGGGCTCGACGTTGTAGGCCGAGTCGAGCACGCTGACGCCAGCGTCGTCGTTGGAGACCTGGACCAGCCAGTACTCCTGGTTGGCCTCTCCGGTCACCACCGCCGGGTCGAGAGTGATGGACTCCGCCCCTTCGGTTCGGTCCACCGCCGTGATGACCGAGGTCGGCACGGTCGAGGCGATGGCCCCGGTGTCAGTCCGAATCAGCGCCACCCGCTGACCGACCCGAAGGTACTTCGTCAGCTTCAGCTGCGGACACTGGTTCTCGGTCGATTCCGGCCAGGCATCGACGAGTTCCAGCGCGTCGTCGGTGTCACCCTCGATGAAGGTGACCCCGCCGCCGGCGTTGGACTGCAAGTCGTAATGGATCTGGCCGATGATGCCCGAGCCCTCGAGGTGGTAGGCGCGCTGCTTGTACCGACTCATGTCGATGGCAAGGCCCTTCACCTCGGACTCGATCGCCTTCAGCCAGGAGGCCATCTGCGTGTTGGAAGCGTCCGCCGTGATCCCGTCGAACTTGACCCGACCGTACACGTGCCGCACCGGGAACCTGTACTGGTTGTAGTCCTGTTGACCGGGGTCGGGGAGGTCGCCGCCGGCGCCGATTGCGTTCACGCCGATGTTCCGACCGATGTGGATCGGGAACACGACGTTCTTGCCTTCCACGCGCTCGCGGTCCCGAGGGAGCCGCTCGAGGAGCGTGTTCGGCGTGATGACCGTGTCTGCCACTGCCGGCAGGAACAGGTCGTTGAGAATGTAGTCGTAAAAGGCGTCACCGGCGAGGAACTCAACGCCGTGGCCTGATTCTGAGACAGCCATGTATGACTAGCTCCCTTGTTGTCACTCAGTCGACGGGTAGCCCGAAGGCACGCGCGGCTTCCTTGGTCAGCTTCAAGAGGTTCCCGTCCTGCAAGTCCTTCTTGGTCGGCGGGGTCTTCATGCTGAGTTCCGGCGTCCAGCGTGCGGGCTTCTCGACCCTGAGCTGTTTGCGATCGTTGGCCTTTTCGATTCGGATGGTCTGCTCGGCCTGGATCAGATCCTGAAACTCACTGGCGACCGACGCCGTGACAGCCGCAAGGCTGGAGCGCGGATCGGCCTTCATGATGTTCTTGATCCTGTCCTGAGCGAGCGGAGCAACCTTGTCACTCTTGAGCCACGGGTATGAGTTCGCCTCGGACTCGATCGCGCTCCTGGCCAGGTTCTCAGCTTCGAGATCGGACCTGGACTGGTTGGCGTCTACGAGCTCGGCGATCTTGCTGTGGAGAGATTGCAGCTCCTGCGTGACTTCAGGAGGCAGGGCGCCCGTCGAACGGGGGGTTCCGAGCAAGTCGGCGTCGGGATCGTCGGTATCCGCGCTCGCCGCGACCTGCGGGTTGAGCACGGAATCGGGATTCCTAATCGCGGCCTGCACGGCCCTGGCCGTGGTCGGGTGCGCCTCCATGTAGTCGCGGTATGCCTGGTACTCTCGGTATCTTGCGCCGTCACCCTCGAGAGCTGCGCGCTCGGCTTGAAGCTGCTTCGCTGTGCTCTCCTGGTTCAGGCCTTGCTGGGCCCACGTCACCACCTTGTCGAGCGGGACCATCTGCTTTTTCCCGCGGACCTTGATCTCGACCTCGGCAGGGGGCGTTGTCTTCTTCGTGTCCGTTTGGCTGGCATCGCCAGCTACTTGAGTGTCTTCGGGCATGGGTCAGCTACTCCTCGGCTCGTCAGGCAACGCCCGCGTCAGCCGTTTGGGGTTCGTCTGCCGAACGGCCACATAGCCGCTCGAATTCTGACTTGGAGATCTCCTCGATCATCCGCGGGTAGGGGCGGATGGAGAGGACATCTCCCTGTTCGGTGGAGTGGTGCAGGATCTTCAGCTTGACCTTCGCGCCCTTGAACGCGTAGCAGCACTGGCACCAGACCGTCTTCGACGGCCACATGATTCCGCGCGGCTTGTAGGACGTCGACCAGTCGTTCTCGCCGAGGGGCCCCTGGCGCTTGAACATCCAGATCCCCGGCCCGCTGCACCGCTGGCAGCGGACGTACCACATCGAGTCCTCGAACCGCTTCTTGCGCTCTTCCGTGGTCTCGAGGCGCATCTCCTGGACCATGGTCACCGCGGCCTGCGCCGCGTCGACACGCGACTGCTGTCCGATTTCGTGAACCGGGATCAGGTGCGCGGTGAGATTGGCCACGGCCCGCTGGAACTCGGGCAGCATCTTGCCGTCGGCCTGCACCCGCACCCCCGAGGAGCCCGGAGGCTTGGACTGGGCGCGCTGCGCAACGGCGACGTCCTCGCGCGCGTGCTTCTCGCGGCGTGCCTCTGCCCCGGCCTCGGCCAGGCGCATGGCCTCCTGAGCCATCTCCGTCAACGGCTCGACTTTCGTGTCGTCGTATTCGATCTCGCTGTCTTTCATCGTCACCCTCGCATCGCGGGTTGAGAGGCCACGCCCTTCTCGGCGGGCGCACCCTGCATCTGCTGTTGAGCCTGCAACTGCTGCATGACCTGCTCGGCCATGCGATTCTTGAAGTCCTGCCAGCGCACAAAGATCTTGGCCTTCGCCTCCTCGGAGAGCCCCTCGAACTGCGGACCGTTCATGAAGTGCTCGAGGACGGGCAGGCGCGCTTCAGGATCGTGGAAGGGTCGCGGCTTCTCGATGTAGGCGGGGTCCGAGATCAGCCGGTGCATGATCCGGTGCTCGTCCTCACGCTGGCGCGTGGACACGTCGAGGATCTCCTGGTCGGTGTGGAAGCGCATGGCCGACATGAACAGCGCACGGTCGGCGGGGTTGCCGGCCGGGTCGAGCCCCTTGGCTGCAATCGCGTCCATCACCGTCTGCTTGTAGGCCTCGCGCGACTCCAGCGGCGTCGGCTCGGCGCGCAGCTTGAGCTCGTAGTGTCCGCGCAGGTCGGCGCCCACGAACTTGGTGACCTCCACTCCGCCCGACCCCAGGATCTGCGCCACGCGCGGGCGATCGTAGTGCAGCCCGCCCAGCTGCAGGCACATCGTGCCCGCCTCCTCGATCGACTCCAGCAGGGCGTGACCGATCGGCGTGAGCATCGCGTTGTTGTCGGCCTGGACCATCTGGATCGCAGCGCCCGAGCGGATGCCCGCCGGCATGGCATTCTTCGCCGGCGAGGCCTGTGCCGAGATCTCGTCCATCTCGTCCGAGGCGATCTTCGCGTTCTCCGCGATGTACGGCGGCAGGTTGGGCACGGTTCCGAACGTCGGCGCGATGCTGTGCGTGCTGTCGTACTCGTAGATCTGGCCGGGGACCGAGGTCAGGTTGATGGCCTTCACCGCGGAGTTCTTCGGCAGCCACACAGGAGCGTGGCCGTACGTCTTCTGCCACTCGATCGAGTGCGACCTGGCGCGGTTGTACGCCTTCTGGCTCGGGCGCAGCTGCTCGACGAGCGACAGCGCAGTGAAGCGCCCCTCGACCGGGAACCAGTCGATCTTGACGAACGGCAACGGGTTGCCCGAGGCGGCGTAGGGGTTGCCGCCGTTTTTGATCACCGTGTTCCCCGCCGACATGATGAAGCGGCCCTTCATGTCGTTCCGCGGCGCCGGCCGCTCCCAGAACTGGATGACACGCGACCTCGAGCCCATCTGGCTCTTCGCGAATGTGCCGAGGCCGTTGTAGCCCTGCAGCCCGCTGGCCAGGCTGGCGATGTTCTCCTCGTACAGCGCGGCGCCACGCTCGTAGCTGTCGCCCTGGAACCCGAGGTCGCCGAACCGGTCGATCAGGTCTTCGATCGGCACGTAGCCCACCACGGCCATCCACATGCAGTCGGGGACGCCGCCGGCACGCGCGTTCGGATCCCAGTACACGCTGAAGGCCGACGGCACACTGATGTCCACCTCGCCGGGATACTCGTCGACGTACCAGCCGTTCTTTTCGTACTCCTGCCGCACCTCAGGGTAGAACTCCGGTTCGAGGTCGCTGTCCTTGCCGTTCTTCGTGTAGAGCCGGTTGGGTGTTCCGATCTGGTCGTCGAACGTGATCTGCAGCCAGCCCGTGCCGCACAGGGCGGCCTCGAGCACGGCGCGCCGCAGCTTGGCGCGGAACTTCGTCACCTGCTTCTGGTACTGCCAGACCTTGAGCGCCGTGTCCGCGGCCAGTATGTCCTGGAAGTCCCCCGACTTGGGCGCAACGACGAAATCCGCGTTGGTCTGCAGGATCTTCGCCAGGGCCTTCATCACCTTGGGCAGGATCTTGTTGGCCTGGAACAGCTCCCTGTTCATTCCGCGACGGCGCGGGATGCGCAGCCGGCCATCGTCGAGCACGATGTACTGGGCGCCCATGAAGTACGCCTTGTTGACGAACCACAGCCGCTCCAGCGCGCGCCGCTCGGGGGAGTCGCCCGTGAGGTCGACGTAGTGGTCGACGTACTGCCGGGCCTCGTGGTCGTTGAAGGTTCCCCGCAGCTTGACCATTACGCGTAGTCGATCTCCTCTTCAGCCGGCGGGCTGACGAGGTCGTGGTCAATGTCCGGTGGCCGCAACGTCTTCATGTTCGCCACCTGCTGGGCGGCCACAGGATTCTTCATCGCGACGAGGCAGGCCGTCAAGTCATCGAGCGTTGCCAGCAGGCGCTGCTCCCCCGCAACGCGCTGTTTGCCATGAAGCAAAAAGTACTTGCAGATGACCCACAGGGTAAGCCAGGGCATCAATTCGCCCATCAGTGCGATCACGAACTGCTCGATCGAATTCACAGGAAGTCCTCGTCCTTGTCCCCTTCGGAATCCGCTACTTCGTCCTCAAAGTCGCGCCAGTGTCGTTCGGTCGCGGTCTTCGGTTCGGGTGGCGGTGTGTCTGGGATGCCTCGAAGCAGCACGTCCTTCTGCGCCATGACGGTGACGCAGTAGGCCTCGAGCAGGTCGTCGTGGCGACCTGACGGCGCGCCGTAGGTGAGGTCTTCCTTGACCTCGTACTCCATCATCTCGACCAGGAGCTCCTCGGAGTTGATCTCGGGCGGCTCCTCCAGACCAATCAGGTAGCGCACCTCATTCACCATGAGGTACTTGGTCTGCTTGTTCGTGTCCCACCCGAACTTGGGCACCGTGCGCTTGCCCACGATGCCGTAGACGGGACGCCGGCCGATGCTCGGGTAGCGGCGCTCGACCGCGCGCTGCATCGTGGCCGCACCGGGGCCGTCGACATCGGGCAGGAAGTACGCGTCGTTGTAGTGGTAGCCGACACAGCAGGCCGCGTCAGCCAGCTCGCTGGGCGTGACGCGCGCGTGGAACTGCGCGCACTGCGCGAGCGACTCCTTCTCCAGCACGTGGAAGGCCGCGAAGTCACCGACCTGTCCGCCCTCGGAGCTGTCACTGGCGATGATGTACGTGCCGTGCGGCTCGGGGTGGTGCCAGACCTTGAACGACCCCCGCTGAGCCGCGGACAGGCGGTACTCCAGGCGGTCGTCCACGAAGTCGCCGACCAACACGTCGCCGCGCCAGATGGGATCCCTGGCCTTGGACCTGGCGCGCTGCACGTGGCGCGAGCTGAACACTGGCCGGCCTGACGACAGCCAGGCGATCTCGGGCGTCGAGGGGAACTCCTGATTGAACAGGTCGATGTCGTTGAAGAAGTTGTTCCTGATGTGGAACCGGCGCCACTTCAGCTGGCCGAGGTTCAGGCTGAACTTGCTGATGAGGAACTGCTCCTCGTCGTCGAGGTTCCCCATGATCTTCTCGACGTCGCCCTCCCTCGGCTCGAGATAGTAGTCGAACTCCCAGTCGGAGAACCACGGGAAGAAGAACGCGTAGTAGTCGTTGTTGCCGTTGCGCGCGTCCCACCAGAAGTCGTGCCACCAGTTGCCTGTGCCATTGGCCGTGCCCTCGTACGACAGCACCGTGCGCGGCGAGTTGGGCACCGACTGATTGACGGACGCGACCTTGCGCTCGGGGTTGTCCCACGTACCTGGCTCGGTCGCATGCAGGAACGAGTACGTGCGGCCGCGGCAGGGGTTCTCGGACTTCGCCGTCGCAATGTCGATCCAGCCGTTGATCGGGCTGTCGAAATACAGCTGCTGCCTGTTCTCGTACTTCGTCGGCAGGCGGAACGGCAGGTGGTCCCTGATCGTCTTGCCGGTCTCGAGCAGCGTCTTGCCCAGCGCCTCTTCGTCGGCGAGCAGGCACGCGCGCACGTTCTCGTTGCGCGTCACCTCCTCGATCATGTACGCGAGCCAGAGCGTGGAGATGCCCCACTGCCTGGCCTTGAGCGTGGCGCCGCGGAACGGCAGGCCGGCGTGCTCGAACTTGCGGCGGATGACGTCGATGAACCGCTGCGGCCGGTTCATGATCAGCGGCACGATCTTCCGCCCAGCCTCCCGCTTCTGGGGAATGCGGACGAACGTCTCGATGAACGCCCGACGCCGCGGGAACGCGCGGTGCCCGCAGAGCCACTTGTAGAGCTGCATCTCCCGGTTGGGGCCGGGTTGCGTGCTCTGCAGGATGCGCTCCCGAACGAGGACGCGCTCAGTCCTTGTGAGCGCCTTCGGCACGCTGGACCATTGCTCGCAGTTCGGCTAGGGATGGCATCAGGGCCGCCGGCTCCATGCCGTAGGCGTGCGCGGTGCGCAGCACCGTCGACAGCATCGGGTTGAGCCGGCTGCCGTTGATGAGGCGCGAGATGGTGGAAGTCTGCACCTTGATCCGCTGGCCCATGTCCTGACGCGTGACCCCCGTGTCGAGGATCTGACGCAGGCTGGCGCCGAAGTAGGCAGTGGCGCTCTCGAAGGGGTCGAGGTCAGGCACTGGACACCGCCATTTGAACCGGCTCTTCGCTCCACGGTTTATCGCACCGGGTACACCGCGCTTCGTTCATGTGAAGCATGCGTTTCCCGGAAGAGTCCTCTATGTCTGGACCATCCCACGTGTGCTCGACGCCAGCGATCTGGCATTCGCTAAATCGCAGATCGCGCAGCAGGAGGTCGTCATGGCGCATGACGACGAATCCCGCCACCTCCTCGATCTCCTCCGAGACGTTCAGCCCGGCGAAGGGGCTGAACCACACGTGGTCTCCGACCTGGACCTCGATGGCGCCGATCGTGCCGTCCTCGAGCACACGGCCGGGGCCGACGGCGATCACCGTGCCCTTCTTGGGCTTGGACTGCGCCTCCCCAGGCAGCTCGATGTTCCCGATCTTGGTCACCTTGGGATCCCGGCGCACCAGGATCCGGTCGGACATGGGGATGGGGAGGAGTTCGCGGGGCTTGGATTCGTTCTCCATGGCGAGGCCATAGAGGATTGCCTTGCCCCGTGGCAAGCCCCTGCCTACGCCGGCGCGGAATTATGGGCGGCCGCGTACGCCGCAGGGCCCACCCTGCGGTACTCCGCCAGGAGCTCCGTGAGCAGGGGCGGCTTCCCGTCGGAATCGTCCGTGGGCGCCGCGTAGGACGTGTATCGGCCGCCGTGGGAGAAGGGCTTCCTCCTCGCCGAGGGCTTCTCGACCGGTGGGCACTCACCCTCGAGCATGACCTGAAACAGCCACCCGGAGGGGTTTCGCTTGTCCTTGGAGGTGTTCACGGTTCTCTGCACCCAGGCCCTGACGGGCGTCTCGCCGCGAAGGAGCACCTGTTTCACCAGATTCGCGGTCAGCTGTTCGCCGCTGAACATGCTCAGGCCCCTGGGGATCAGGCTCTTCCTGAAGATCTCTTCGGCGATGTCCTCTGGCTCTTGGCCATGGACAGTTTGGAAACTTGGGGCGGGTACGTTACAAGAATCCTGGCTCTCGGTTTTCATGGACGAGATCCTGCCCTCCCTGTGGGGCATCGTCAACCGCCCGGCACCCCAACCCCGCCGGGCGGTTGCGTGTCAGCTCTGGCCGCCAGTTCGATCCCGTTGCGGGCCGTCGCGGCCTCCTCCAGCATCTCCTCGATGGCGTCGTCCGACATGCTCACATGGGCCCTCTCCGCGTTCTTGAGCATGCCCTTCATCTCCGCGAGGGCTTTCCACGAGGCGAGCTGAACCGCGGGGCGGCGCTTGTCGAGCGCCAGGGCGTGCAGCCCGGCAACGACGTCGTCCTCGCTGATGTCCTCCAGCTTGAGCTTGCCTGATGCGATGTCAGCCATGATCTGATCCAGGTTCTTGTCGTGCTCGAGGACGGCGGCCTTCCAACGAGCGGTCATCTCGGGGTCTCGCTTGACGCTGGGGGATCCATTCCTCTGCGGCCACAGCTTACGCCGGCGGCGGTCGATCTCGCAGCCATCGTACAGGCCGCCGGTGATCATGTACGCGGCCTCGTGGTCGTCGTCGGGCAGCTCGGCCGCCGTGCGCGGTGGACTCCATGCCGTGCTCATGCCGCGTGCGCCCTTCTGCGCCCGGTGGCCGGCGGCTTGTCGGCAAGGAACACCATGTTCCCACACTTCACCGCGGTATTCGTCGTCGTCGGCGTGTAGGTGAACCCCGTGGCGTCGATCGAATCGAGCACCGGATCTGCGATGCCGATGTTGCCGGTCTCCGTCGTGACCCGCACCCAATCCCCGTCGTACCGCTGCTCGCCGCTGGAGTTGTTCGAGTTGTCGTCCGCCCACCACGCCTGCTGATGCGAGGTGATCCCGTCGTCGGTCATCACGAACACACCAGGAGCGTTGGTGTTGCCGACGCGGTTTGCATCGCGGTTCGTGTTAGGAAGGAATCCCATCGTGCCGAACATCAGCTCGAACGCGAAGCCAACGAACGTGGTCGACTTCGAGCCGGTGTTGAAGTCGGCGGCCCAGTCCTCGAGGTGGATGTCGACGTTGCCCCCCCACGACAGCGCGACGTAGCCCATGATCTGCTTGCCGCTCTGGTCCCTGGTCGTAATCACGAACTCCTGATTGGCGAAGGACGTGACCTCCAGGTTGGGGTACAGGGCCGGCCCCGGCGAGGGGTTGCGAACCACGTAGGGCTGCGCCGCGCCAACCGACGAGATGTACTGTGCGCAGTCCTGCTTGGTAGCGTTGTTTTCGCGGCCCCAAGCCTGCGTGACCTGTCGCTCGGTCCCATCGTTATGGCAGAACCCGATCGAGAAGATGGCCTCGCTAGCGTACGTGTTGTCCCAGGTGTCCCCCCCGTTCGCGCCACAGATCAGCAGCTCGGGCTCGATCCCCGAGAAGGCTGCGCCGAGTGACACCGTGGTCGCAGTGTCCTCGCCCGCGCTGGCGGTCGTCGTGCCCACCTCGACGATGAGATCGCCTCCCTTCATGAACAGGTAGGTCATCCTCCAAGCCGAGCCGGGCGCGGAGCCGCCATTCCAGTCGATGCGAATTCCGTCCGTGATGCCTGCCCCGAAGACGGCGAAGTCGGACACGACTGGGGCGGAGGGATCGGCCAGCGTTGCGAGCTGGATCAGGCGCGCAACGCAGCCGTTCTTGCTGGTAGCCATGACGGCGAGCCCGCCGCCCTCGTTCTGGATCCCCATGCACCATTCGTTGGTGAGGTCGGTGTGCCCCCAGGAGAAGTTCTCGTTGACCGTATCTGCCCCGTCCGAGGTCGTGGCGGTGACGAAGACCATCACGTAGTCGGGCGTCCCGAAGCCTGAGATCGTGAGGTCCTGGGTCGTGGCCCCCGTGTCGGCGTTGGCCTTCCCGACTGCGAAGGTGTTCACCACGTCAGTCCTCGGTGTAGTAGACCTTGATGAGCACCGATTGAACGCCGCCAGAGACGGTGCCCAGCTCGACGAACATGACCCGGTCGGCGGGGACGGACGCGTTCGAGATGGTGGTCTCCGAGGTGACGGAGGTGAGCGGCGTGATCTGGTCGATCAGGGTGCCGCCCGCAGCGATGACCGAGGTGTGCTGCCGCACGTTGACGACCACGCTTGTGCCGTCGTCGCAGATGCCCTGGATCTCGGTGACGGTGATCGCCTTGTTGGTGATGTCGAACCCGAAGAGGTCGCCAGAGACCGGGTCCTCGAGCACGAAGCGGACCTCTTCCTCTTTGGCGTACCACTCGGGGAGCGTGCCCGCGCCGTTGGTGCGGAAGTGCTGGTGCGCCGAGCCGATCGCCAACTTGCCCAGCTGGTTGGCCGTCGTGGCGTGCAGCAGGTCGCCCTGCGCATAGGTCGTCTGGTCGGTGCCGCCGCGCGTCTCTCCCAGGGTGCCGGTGGTGGCGGAGATGGCGATCGTGCCGCCGCCCCCGGAGTCAGAGTGGTCGTGCTGCGAACTCGCGAAGTCGGCGATGATGGGAGCGCCAATCGTGGGCTGGTTGGCGAGGACAACCCCGCCCCCGATGCCCGTCGTCCCATTGGACAGGTTCGCCGCCGACGCGTGACTGAGCACCGTCCCGTTGTAGGCGACGGCGCGCACGGCCGTGCCCGAGTTGGAGAGCGTCAGGTAGGCGGCTGTTCCCGCGCCGGTGCCCACGGCGAGCTGGTGGTCAACGATGCCGAAGATGCCATCACCGGCCAGGTCGTTGACCTCAGAGCTTGCGGGCAGGGCGGACACCAGGTACTTGCGCAGGAGGCCGCCGGCTGTCCAACCCAGGATGAAGTCCGCGCCAACCGGCGATATGGTTGAAACGTCCAGCTCGTCGGCGATCTGCGGCGCGGCGGCCCCGCCACTGATGTTCAGGAGGATGGAGTTCCCTTTGAAGTCCGCGAGCCCCGCCGTTGCCACGATCTCCCCACCGCCAACGGCATTGGCGTGGGAGTGCTGCGCAGTCGTAAACGAAACGATGACTGGGGTGACGATCGTGGGGCTCGTCGTGCGCACGGGGGCGCCCGAGCCGGTTGACCCGACGTACGCTACGGAGCCCGCGCCGTCGCCAACGATCATCTCGTCGAGAGCGATGCCAGCCACGCCGTCGTTCACGAGATCGTTGACCTCGCTGCCAGCCGGCAGGGCGGACACCAGGTACTTGCGCAAAAGGCCGGTAGCGGTCCAGCCCAGGATGAAGTCCCCGCCAACCGGCGATGCGGTCGCGATGTCCAACTCGTCGGCGATCTGCGGCAGGGCCGACCCGGCACCGTCGTTGAGGAGGATCGAATTGCCCTTGAACGCGACCAGCCCCGTGGTCGCCACGATCTGCCCGCCGCCCGCAGCGCCAGAGTGGTCGTGCGTCGCGGTCGCGAAGCTCGCGATGATCGGCGTTACGATCGTGGGCGAGGTGTCCATCACCACCACCGTCCCCGTCCCCGTCCTGGCCGTGACGTCCGACAGGCCAGCCAGGTCGGTCTGCACGAAGTCCGCGCCGTCGAACTCGAGCGCCAACCCCGTCGGCACCGTGCGGTAGGAGACCGCGCCCGGACCGGTTCCGACCGGCAGCTGGTCGTCCGCGATGCCAACGCAGCCGTCTGCCTGCAGCGCGTTGACCTCGCCGCCCGCGGGCAGGCTCGTCACCGTGTACTTGCGCAGGAGCCCTGCGGCTGTCCAGCCCAGGAGGAAGTCGGCGCCCGCGGGGGCCACCGTGGCGATGTCCGTCTCGTCCAGATCGTCCCCTGAGCCCGAGCCCAGCGCGTTCCGGCCAAACAGGCAGTTCTCCTTGACGGCCTGGAAGATCGTGAAGTTGACCGCGGTGGCCCCCAGGGTGCCGCCGCCCGCGCCTGTCGTGTGGTCGTGCAGGGCGCTGATGAACGAGCCGATGATCGGGTCGGTCAACGTCTTGCTGACGAGCGTTTGCACGCCGCCTGTGCCCACGACCACCCCGGTGACGCCGTGCGCGGCCGTTGCGCCGATGTGGGTGTCGATTGCGGCGTGGCTGTTCGACCCGATGTTCAGGATCGCCGTGTGGTCGATCGCGCCCACGAGGAAGTGCTCGGCCACCAGGGAGTTGAGGAGCAGGTCGTGGTCGATCGCGGCCTCGTGCTGGGTGACGCTGCCCTCCGAGATGCGCGAGTTGGCGAAGGAGCCGGCGTTGACCGCCGCTGCGTTCAGGCTCCCACCGGCTGCCGCCCCCTGATGGGTATGGGTGGCATTGAGGAACGAGCCGATGATCGGGAGCGTCAGCGTCTTGGCGCTCAGCGTCTGCGTGGCCGTGAGGCCCACGAGCTGCTCGATGATGGTGGCGGGGTCGTAGACCGCGGCGGTCATGTCGCCCGAGCCCGCCGGTGTCGCGAACTCGAGCGCGCTCTCGCCGACGTTGACGCGCACGAACTGCAGCCCGCTGCCACCGTAGCTGCCCGGCGTGTCGGTCAGCGCCGTGAACAGGGTGGCCCCTCCAGCGCCGCCGGCTTCCATGGCGAACGTGCCGTCGGCCTGGCGCGTGACGACGTGCCCGACCGTGATCACCGAGTCGTCGAAGTCCTGGTGCTGCCCGAGGCGGTGATCGGGGATCTCGTCGATCTCGAGGGCGGGCGCGGTGGCAAGGTCGATCGCCACCTGGGCCGGTGTCGAAAAGGTGATGTCGAGCGGCATCTCAGGGCTCCGTCACGCCCTTGACGAGGGTCCAGTCCCCCTGCGCAATCAGGTGCCGCTTGCCGGCGGCATCGTCAGCATGAATGTCCGTCACGCCCCGGTGCACGGCTCCGTCCTGAATGAGCGTCGTGTCGGTCGCAGAGATGTCGACGTCGAGCAGCCCGTTCGATGGGTCAGCCGTGATGACGTCGGGGACGACGACCACCGTGGAGATGGCTACCCCGTCCTCGTCGTCCGTGGCCTTCAGCTGGCACAGGAACCCGGTCCAGCCCGTGAAGTCCTTCGCAACCCCGCCTTCCGTCACGACCAGATCCAGGTGGAAGCTGACCTTGCCGCGAATCGAAAGCGCGATGTAGTTGCCCATGGCTCACCCGTAGTAGCGAATCACGTGAACGATCTGAGTGCCCGCGCCCTCCGAGAAGAGGTAGACCTTGGAGTCCCGCCCCACCCCTAGCGTGATGTACCCCTGTTCGAGGGAGAGCGGGATGCCGGCCGAGTCGTTGAGCCCGTCGGGGCTGATCCTGAGCGGGACCGTGTTGGCCTCGTCGTGCGCGATGGTGACCTGGTAGCAATCCTCGGGAACGGCAACGCCCTTGGCGTCGACGCCGCCCGAGAACGCGGCGATCGTGCCGAGGTTGTGGTTCTCGGAGACGAAGATCGCGTTGCCGGCCACGCCGGGGAACCTGGCGGTGAAGTCGACGTCGTCGTCGCCGCCCGATGGGGCCGCGCTGACCTCGGGGTGCGCGGCGGGGGTGTTCCTCCCGTACAGGGTGCCCTTGCCGGCGGCGAAGTTGATGGCCGCGACCAGGTTGTCGCCGGTGATCTCGGACGTGGCTCCGATCTTGACGTCGTGCGCCCCCCCGGTCAGCGCGTTCTGGTAGATGTACGTGATCTGGCCGAGGGTGATCGAGTCGCGGTTCTGCGGCTGCCCGGTCTGAACGAGGATCGTGGTCGCGAACACGTTCAGAAGCTGGGCGACCGCGGTGATCTCCTCGGTGTCGGTGCGCGGGCCCCAGGGCAAAGGGCCTTGATTGAGCAGGGCTGTGTTGAGGTCGAGCGGCATGGTCAGTCCTCGTAGAAGCGGAGCACGTTCACGTTCGTGGGTCCGGCCACGTCAGAGTGCAGCCAGATGGCGGGTTTGCCCCCGATGGGGATGGGGATCGAGTTGGGGAGTCGCGCGGGCTCCGAGCTGAGCGCGCGCCTGAGAAGGTAGCCCGAGCTAGTGTCCGTCTCGGACGGCGTGACGGCGATGTCCGCCCCGTCGTCCGTGACGACCACAAGGATCGACCTGGCACCTGCGAGGTCGATGAGCTGGGGCACACCGGACACGACCGCGTAGGAGACGTTGTCGGTCTTCTCTCCCCACCGCTCCACGGCCTAGTAGTGCGACCCGCCCGAGGAGTTGTGCTCACGCATCTTCGAGTCCTTCATGGTGTTCTTCAGGCCGCTCTCGGAATGGCGCACCGCGGTGTCCCGCGTGGGGTATGAATGAGACCCATAGGCTGCGCCAACGCCCATGGGTCCCGCGCCCGGCTTCGTGTTGTGCGAACCGTTGCCGGCCGTCGCGCCGCCGCTCGCGCCGTGTCGTGGACGCGCCCAGCTGGGGCCTGAGCCCATGGTGGCCTTGGAGCTGGACCGTTCGCGGTCGGCTCCGGTGTAGCCGGGCTTCTTGTAGCCCGAGTTCGGTGTGCCGACGCCGGGGAGCTTGTTCCCGCCGCTGGTCGTGTAGTCGTAGGGTTTCGCTTGCATGCTGCCCTCCGGGGCTTGGTGAGATCTCGCTTGGACGCTACGCTCGAACGTGGCATGGCCGCAAGGCACTGCTGGGAACCTCCAATCCCCGAGGCCCTGAGATCTCGTTTGCGCGAGGCTCGGGGCCTCTTTATGATGCCAGCTGGCAAACCCATTTCCCCGGAGCGGAGGCTCTCAGATGACGGAACAAACAGAAGCGGCAGACGCCGCGGCCGTGGCCGTGCGCACGACGGTGGCACAGCTCGACCAGGCGGTCCTAGCCTGCCAAGAAGAGGGCCTGACCTACGTCTCGGTGGGCGGCGAATACCGCCTGGCCAAACAGAACGAGGTCGGGCTGATCTACATCTCGCCGGCGATGAAGCTGCGCGAGCTCGTGATCTACGCGTCGGGCCGCTCGTCGGCTCCGCGCCCAAAGTCGAAGGCGGCCGCGCCGACGACGGCCGTACCTCCTTCATCGCCTGTGGACCAAGACGAGGAGGCACCCGCGTGAGCGACGAGTCCGCCGAGACGCAGATGAGTTCCGCGAGGGTCCGTCTCCGCGAGCGCGTGGACAACGACTTCGTCTACCACGCGCCGACCGAGGGCATGCCCGAGATCTACGCCGTAATCAGAGAGCATGGTCGCGTACTGGCGCGCGCCCTGATCAACACGGTCCCGGTCAGCCGGGAGCTATCGACAGCCCTGACGCGCCTCGACGAGGTCATCTTCTGGGCCAACGCCGCGCTCGCCCGCAACCCAAAGCCGAAGGAGGAGACGGAATGATCCCGTTCTCAACGCAACGATTCGCAGAGGAGTGGACGGCGAAGATCACGTCCGCGCTCAACCGCACCGACGTCAAGGCGGAGATCACGCCGGCCGCGAAGAAGTGGTCCATGCTCAGCATCATCGCCAACCTCGAGGCCAGCGTGGCAGTGCTCGTCAAGGTGGAGAGGGACGCGGCGATAGCGGAGGCCAAGAAGCGGAGGAAAGAGAAGGAGCCGGTCAAGCTGCCCGAGGTCACGCTGACCGAGGGCGACCTGCCCCCGGTGCTGCCTGGCTCGGTGAGCCCGGTGGACCCGGAGGTCGCGGGTCTTCCGCCCCTGGCCGGCGGATACGCCACCTTCCCCGAAGCGGCACCACCCCCCGCCGCTCCGAGGCAGTCCGCTCCGACGAGCGAACCTGACGCTGCTCCCGGCGGTGCGGCGCAGTGAACCTCTCGCGTAGGGGACTGCTGCAGGGCCTGGCATCGCTTGCGTTGCTGGGCCCTCTTTCCCTGCGCAGATCGCTGGCCGTCGAGGTTGCGCCGATGGCCCTCGAAGGCGGCTTCTACAGCCACATCCTGCAGGACCTGTTCCTGCCCGTAATCCGAGACACGTTCGTCAAGCCCAACGTGCTCTTCGAGCGCCTGGGCGAGGTCCACCAGGAGATCCTTGGCGAGAACCTCGTCTACCCCGTCCATGGCCCGAGGCAAGCCTCATAACACCAAGGGATGCCTGAACCCGGCGTGTCTTCGCCGCGTGTGGGGTTACACGTCGTCGTTCTGCTGCCGCGCGTGCTCGCGTTTCTTTAGAGCGATCAAGACCGGCAAGAGCCAGTCGGACTTGCCCGAAATCGTGCACACGGAGCTGTGCGACTCGCGCAACATCCCGAAGACGGTGACGCCCGAGGAGTTGCGCGCGATGTTGAAGGATACCCCCAAACGGAAACCCCGATGAGTATCTTCCGCCTCCGCCACCGCATGCAGGACGTCCCGCAGACGCACGGGCTGTGGCGCTCCCAGTGGATCAACCTCACCTGGCTCATCTTCTACGGCCCGCGCCTGCTCCTCTGGCGCCAGCTGTTCGCGATCGGCTTCCTCGACGCCGACGTCAACGCCGAGCTGAAGTTCCGCAGGTGGCCCGGCTACCTGCAGTGGCCTTCCGTCACCTGGCGCAACCGGCGCGCGCGCGGCACGAGCATCGGCGCGTTCAGACCATGGGACTTCTACCTGCTCTACGGGCTCGGCGGGCCCTTCAAGCGCCGCCTCATCGCGCGCGCCAAGAAGTCCGTCGGTCGCACCTACTGCGACCCCGAAAACAACGGAGACGACCGGCGATGAACCCAATCGAAAAGCCGATCCCCAACCTGGGCGAGATCATCGCGCGGCGCTACGACCACACGGCGACGGGCAAGCGTCCGCTCGAGATCTCAGTCATCGGCCGCAAGGTTCACCCGAAGACGGCGGCCGGGATCGCAATGGCGCTGATCGAGATGCGCCAGGCGGTGCAGCGCCACAGGCTGCGCTGCCGGCGCCTGGTGATGATCATGCGGCGCGATCGGGTGCGGCGGCGGCTGATCTACCTGATCGGTCGTCTCGCGGCATTCAATCACCTGCAGACGCTGATGAAGCCCGTGGACACCGAGCCTGCCTGCCCCTCACACCTTTGGTTCCTTCCATGAAACGCCACACCTTCGGCCTCTTCGACGCGAGCCTGATCGCGGGCTCCCTGATCCTCCTGCTTGTGCTCTCCGCTATTCACCAGGGTCGCATTGAGCGGCTGGAGACTGACCTGGAGATCCTGCGGGGTGGCAGCGGAGTCGGCGATGCGGCCCTGATCCAGCGCGTCAACATCCTGGAGAACGCGTTCGACCTGAGACTGGACTACCTGGAGGCGGGCGAGGTTCGCCCGAGCGCCCGATGAGCATCGTCGTCCACGAGCCGATCTGGAAGCTGCAGATTCACCTGCCCGGCGGAACCCTGGCGATCGTCCACGGGACCGAGGAGGAGCTGCGCCCGTGCTTCGAGGAGTGGGCCGCCGGCGGCGGCATCGGGATGCTGGCCATGGCGAGGCCGCGGCAAGTCGTCAAGGGCTGCACGGACTCCCCTGACCGCGCGCCGCTCGAGGTGGCCTTCACGGCGACGGAGGTGATCTCGATGTCCCTGCTCCTGGCCTATTGAGGTTCCGATGGCCGAACAGTTCCCTAACCCATTCCGGCGGCTCCTGAGCCTCGGCTTCCAGGAGGGCGTCGACGAGCGGCGTGAGCGTCTGTCGCGCCTGGACCGGCAGGCGACGTCCGAGCAGGCCGCGGCGGAGCTCCGGGTCCAGAAGGCCACGGACAAGATCGAAGCTGCGCACCGGCGCTGGAAGGCACGCAATGAGCAAAGATGAGTGGGAACTGATCGATCTCCTATTCCGGGCCCTGGACATGATGGCCGATCACGTGCTCCGGGAGGAGCACATCTCCAAGAGGCTGCGCAAGGAGGCCGAGGACGCCAAGCGCATGGTCTCCCACGTCTCGGCCCTCGCCAAGCTGAGCCAGGACATCGAGGCCGGATCCCTCACTGAGGAGCAGTTCGCGGAGTTCACGCGCGCTTGCCCGCGCCCAGGCGCCGGCCCGGTGGAGGAAGACCTGCACGGGAAGCTCCACGAGGACGATGACCCGCCAGATCGGCAGTCGACCATGCGCTAACGGCAGTGTGGCATGCCAAATCGTCATGGAAATAGGTCTTTGTATCGTGCATTCCCCAGCGCACCCTGAGGAAGGCGGCGGCGACCGATACTGGACAGATCGCCAACGCCAACTCCTGGAGCCCGAAGCAACGGCACCGACTGAGAGGACTCATTCACCTCCCAGCGGTGCCGTTCTCATGCACGCATAGTAGTAGTTGCTCTTCGTCCCTCCGGGCCTCCCCGAGCCAGAGGCGAGAGAACTACTACTACTGGGCCCCCTGGCAAGGCCCTCCACTGCGACCGCGTGGACGCAGGCAATAGCCAGCTGGCAAGCCTCGCCCAGATCGCCTGTGAGCGTAGCGTCGAGTCGTCTCCCGCCGCGTGGCGCGCGCGACCCCCCCTGGCCACCCCGTGGGGGTGGGGCTGCAAGGGTGTGTCTGGTGGTGCAAGCCCCCTGCCCTAACTCCGGGCGCTGGCGGGGGATGCGTCCGGCGGCGATCGCTGCCGGGGCACCTTGACAACCCAATCGGAAGGCACGGCGATGCGCACGGATTACGGTCCGTATCCGCGGACGCGAGTGCCTGCCACACGGTGTCCGACATGGGTGAAGGGCGAGCGCGCGAAGCGTGCCGCCACTCATCACCGGTCGGATATGCGATACGCTGAAGCGCAAGCTCGGCGGCAGGACAGCGATACATTGTACGCACTGCGGACAATGCTACGCGAGACTGCCCTCGGGATGACCGAAGCAATCGCACCCGAAGCGTTCTCATCGGCTATCGCTCGGATCTATTCCGAGTGCGGGCGAGCGAGCAAGGCTCCGAGTCGGCGGCAGGAAACCGGGTTCCGCGTCTGGCAATGACGGCAAGGGGCGCCCCTTCGGGGGCGCTCCCCGCCCACCCTTCGCACTCCGCGAAGGGCTTACCAGGAGACCGAAGCCATGACGACTGCCGAACTCAAAGCCAAGATCGAAGCCCTCGAAGGCAAGCTGGCGGTTGCTAACAAGCCGCGTGCCCTTTCGCTGAAGATCAGCGCGAAGGGTGGGCTCAGCCTATACGGGTTGCAACGCTTCCCGGTCACGCTCTACAAAGAGCAGTGGCTCAGGGTGGTGGAGCAAGCCGGCGCGATCAAGGCGTTCATTGCCGAGAACGACGCACTCCTTGCCACCAAGAACGGCTGACCATGAGTCAAGCCCAGACATGCCAGGCTTGCGGCGAGGAACACCACGCCCAGGCTGGCATAAGCACCCCCGATCCCAAGCGGTGGTGCTCTTACGAGTGTGCCGAGCAGGCACACGATGACCTGGCATGACCCCGAACCTGGAGGTTCCCGATGGACGATGACTCCGAGTGCGAAGAGAGGACCGAAGCCGATGGATGAAGAGTACGGGGACGAGGAGACCAACCCTCCCCCCTTCGACGCCGACGGCAACCTGCGCGTGCAGCTGGCCATCAAGCACGAGATCAGGATGGACCTGGTCAGGAGTTGAGCCGATGAAGGATCACACCGTTCGGCGGGTAGTCACGCGCATCGAGCGCGTGCCCGCTGAGGTGGCTGAGGACACAGCGCACTACGGCGAGAGCGTGCGAGCACCCGAACGGGTGGCGCAGGTCATGAGCTTCCTGCTCAACAGGGCACAAGAGGAGTTCTGGGTGCTGCTACTCGACTCGAAGCATCGGCTTCGGGCAACACAGCACGTCTCGACAGGTACGCTGATGTCTAGCCTCGTACACCCACGCGAGGTGTTCGCCCCTGCCATGGTACTGCGGGCAGCGGCGATCATCGTAGTTCACAACCACCCATCGGGTGAGAGTGAGCCAAGCAGCGAAGACCTGGCCGTCACTCGCCGACTGATCGAAGCCGGCAAGCTACTCGGCATCCCCCTCCTGGATCACGTGATCGTCGCCGAAGACGGTCACACCTCACTAAGGCATCAGATGGATGAGTTCTAACATGCTAAGCGACAGCGAGATCGAAGCACTCAAGGGCTGCACCTTCTGGAGTGGCCACACATGGGCCAACCCCGACGTGCCAGGCAGCTGGTGACCCGCCGGTATCATCCTCGAGTGTCGAGGATTCGTGTACTCCAGCGGGGATTGGGGTGGCAATTACACCACCCTGCCGACTGCCACTGCTGAGCAGTGCGACCAAGCACTGGATGACGTAGCCCACTACTACGGCTACGAAGTGGGCGAGTACCTCAAGCAGATGAACGAAACCAACCCTGACACACCACTGGAGGTGTACCAAACATGAAGCTGATGACGGAAGAGATTCGAGCGGCACTGCCCGCGCTCTACTCGACCGAGGACGTAGCGACCGAAGACAAGCGCATCATCGTCAAGTTCTTCGACCCTTGCGGGTCATGGACCTGGTATGCAATCGAAGGCGACACCGATGGTGATGACATCCGGTTCTTCGGCCTCGTTCACGGGCACGAGAAAGAATGGGGATACTTCATGCTCTCCGAACTGGAGAGTGTGAAGGGGCCGATGGGTATCGGCATCGAGCGTGACCTACACTTCAGCAACAAGAAGATCAGCGACATTCAATGAACCCGAACCACGATGATCAATCGTACCTCGATGAGCTTGACCTGCACCAGGACAAGCCCGATGTGCGCGTGACACGTGAGCCCGACGTGATCCTCAACAGGATCAATCAGTACGGGCACACGTGCCGACCTGACCCGGATGGGGTGTGCTACGACTGCCGCTTGGAATGCGGCAGGTGAGAGCATGATAGGGCGCCCCGAGGGGCGTACTGACTGGGAACAGACACTGCTGCCCAAAGAGTGGGCGACAGAACAGGAGACACCGGGGTGCCTCGCATCTTGGTGGCCAGTGGCCATGGCGTTCGTCATGGCAGGGATCGTGATCGTGATGCTCTGGTGACAGACACACCCACGGCAATAGGGCCGTGGTGTTTCGGAGCTACTGAATGAACTACCCGAAGACACAACTGCTCAAGGCAGCGGCGAAGGAAGACGGGCGATACGCGATGCACAACGTCCTGTTCGAGGACGGCAAGCTGATCGCCACCAACGGCAAGATCCTCGCGCTCTTGCCCGTCACCGAGGCCGACGACGACGTACCTGGCTTGATCCCACGCCAGGCCGTGGAGCTCGCCCACAGGGGCGGCACACCGGTGAAGGGATGCAGGATGGTGTCCGGCATAAACGGCAACGTGCGTGCCCAGAACAAGGACGGCAGCCTGGTCGACGTCACCAGACCCGACGAAGACGCAGAGTTCCCGAAGTGGCGGCAGGTGATGCCCGAGGTGAGCGAGAGCACGCACTTCAGCGTGATGTTCAACGTCTCACTGCTGCATGACCTGTGCCTGGCCATGGGAGCGACGACCATCAGGATGAAGATCTCGAAGGATCTGAAGGCGTACCCCAACAGCCCCATCCTGGTCACGCCGCTCACGAACATCGACTGCGAGAACGCGAGCAAGGACGCCATCGGCGTCCTCATGCCGATCACGTCCGACGAGTGAGAAGATGATAGGGCTGCATGGGCAGCCACACACAACCTGGAATGGAGGTTCCGAATGGGTCAGTACCATCTTGTCGTCAACCTCGACAAGAAGGAGTTCATCGACCCGCACCGACTAGGGTGCGGACTCAAGCTGTGGGAACAGCTGGCCAGTCACCCCGGAACGGGTGCGGCACTCATCCCACTGCTCGCCTGCCCGATACGTCGGGGAGGCGGAGATCTCGACGTGGAACAGAACTGGCACGGGCCAGAGCGCAAGTTCCCCGAGCACAACCTCACGCCCGGACCCATGCCCGAGGACTACGAGGTGATCGCCAAGATGGTCATCGGGCGCTGGGCAGGTGATCGACTCGCCATCGTCGGCGACTATGCCGATGACGAAGACCTCGACGCAGAGCACAAGGCCAGCACGATCTACAAGCGGTGCCGCGATCCGGTGCCTGACGAGGTTCTCGAGGGGCCACTCTTCAAGGACATCTCCACCTACGTGGCACGGGTCATCGAGCACGAACTCGGCGGCAAGTACACGGGCAAGGGGTGGGCCCAGTGGAAGGAGGACGACTCCAACTGATGGAAATCCTCACCGGCAACTTCAAGCTGGCGAAGGCGAGGAAGCAAGGCTGGCTCGCACGCGGCATCTCTCTCCTGCCCGGCAACAAGTCGGGCATCGAGCTGTGCCCCGATCGGGGAGCCTGCTTCGCGACGTGCATCGAGTCGAGCGGACACGGGACGATGCCCAACGTCACCCGCGCAAGGATGGAGCGGGCACGGTTCTTCGCGGACCACCAAGACGCCTTCATCACCCTGCTCCACATCGACATCGAGCGCCTCGTGCATTCGGCCAAGGCGCTCAAGCTGAGACCTGCATGCCGACTCAACGTCATCTCCGACATCGCGTGGGAGGTGGTCGCACCCGACCTCTTCACGTCATTCCCTGAGGTGCAGTTCTACGACTACACCAAGTCGCCCGAGAGGGCCCGTGCTCATCGCAGGGGCGATTTTACGCCCGGATACGACCTCACCTACAGCTGGAGCGAGAAGGCCTCACACCAGTTCGGCATGGCCCACCTCAATGGAGGTGGAAAGATTGCCATCGTCAGCCGGTACAGCCCGATCGAACGCTACGACCTGCCGAACTGGCTACGCCAGCTGAACAGCCAACGGTTCGTCGACGGTGACGAGCACGACCTCACCTTCCTCCACCCACCCGGCAGCGTGATCGTGCTGTCGGTCAAGGGCAAACTACGATCGAAGAGGACCAAGTTTGCATGACCCTCGCCATCATCATCGCCGCAGCCTGCGTGCTGCTTACCTGGCCACGAAAGGAAACCACCCATGAGCGCCACCGACTTCCCCCCCGGCTACAACGAAAGGCTCGTTGTCGCTCTCGAGTCCATCGCCGCCTCGCTCAAAGTAATGCCCGATGCAGGCGAGTGGCTCGAGAGCTGCGCCAACCGCATTGAGGTCAAGCTGGACGACCTCAACCTCATCGTCGACCGGGGGCTCAACTCCATCGAGATGACCATCACCAGGGCAAGGCAATCGTGAAGCCTGACGAGAAGCGCGCGCTCAGCGACTACAGCTGCGCCACGCGCAAGTTGACCGCACTGTTCAGGCGGCACCGACTGAACACCCAAGCCAAGGGGCTGGAACAGAGCCTCGTCGCCGCAAGGCAAACGGTCGAGGTCATACGAAAGCGAGAAGCCAAGTGACAAGCGAAGCACAGTACGTCGTCGAGCAGCTGACCAAGCTGATCGGCTTCACCATCCGGGAGGTCTGCATCGTCGGCGAGGGCCGTTACGGCTTTCCCGCTATGCGGGTGAGCCGTGGGTCACTCACCGAGAAGAAGGCGGCGTTCTGGATCGTCATCCAATCCGACGCCGAAGGCAACGGCCCAGGTTGGGCCAACATCGAGGAGGTGAAAGGTGGCTGAGCCTGAGAGTGAGCGCCCGCTCACGAAGAGCGAGATTCGGGCTGCGGAGCGGAAACAACTGCTCAAGGAGCTGATGGACAAGCAGTACCTGGGCGATGGCGCCTACATCCATCACGACGGCTGGCACGTGTGGATTACCACGTCGGACGGGACCACGGACACGAACCGGATTGCCCTCGAGCCCGCCGTGCTGACCGCATTCGAGGGCCAGCTGCAACGCATGAAGCTGCTGATGGCTTCGATTGAAAGGCTAGACGAGGCCGGCGCCGAGGGGGGTGAAGGGTGACTGAGTGGGCGAGCTAGTCGTCGACAACTTCGCCGGCGGCGGCGGTGCTTCCGTGGGCATCGAGGATGCTCTCGGGCGCACCGTCGACATCGCTGTGAATCATGATAGGGCTGCGATCAGGATGCACGAGGTCAATCACCCTGGGGCTCGGCACTACACCGAGGACATCTGGGACGTGGATCCGAACGAGGCCTGCAAGGGCAAGCGCGTGGGCCTGGCGTGGTTCTCACCCGACTGCAAGCACTTCAGCAAGGCCAAGGGCGGCGCGCCCAATCGCAGCGAGGCGGTGCGCGGCCTGGCATGGGTCGTCACCTACTGGGCCAGCCAGGTGAAGCCGCGGGTGATCATGCTGGAGAACGTCGAGGAGTTCGAGAACTGGGGCCCGCTCAACCCCGAGGGGCACCCGATCAGGGACAAGATGGGCGAGACGTTCAAGCAATGGATCGGACGGCTCGAAGAGCTGGGGTACAAGGTCGAGTGGCGCAGGCTGCTCGCAGCCGACTACGGGGCGCCCACTACGCGGCTCAGGCTGTTCCTGATCGCACGGTGCGACGGATTGCCCATCGTCTGGCCGGCGGCCACACACGCCCCTGAGACGTACCGACAAGCGCACGAGATCATCGACTGGTCCCTGCCGTGCCCCTCGATCTTCGGCCGCAAGCGGCCCCTGGTGAAGGCCACGATGGACCGCATTGCCAAGGGGCTCGAACGCTACGTCTTCGGGCAGACACAGACACCGTTCCTGGTACGCACCGGGCACGCGTGGAAGGACGGCACGGTTCCCGGTGGATGGCGAGGACAGACCCTCGACAAGCCCCTGGCCACCGTGTGCGCCACGAACGACAAGAACCTGGTCGTGCCGTTCATCGCTCGCCACTGGGGCGGGATGGTCGGCCGCGAGATCACGAGGCCGTGGCCGACGATCACGGCCAAGGGGTGCCAGGATCAGCTGCTGTCAGCGTTCCTCGTGAAGTACTTCGGCACGAGCACGGCGCAGCCCCTCAGCAAGCCCATCGGCACGCTGACCGGCAAGGCGCGCTACGGCCTCGTCACCATCGAAGGCCAGAACTACAAGCTGGTCGACATCGGCATGCGCATGCTGCAGCCACCCGAGCTGTACGCGGCGCAGGCATTTCCAAGCGACTACATCATCGACCCAGTGCTCGATGGCAAGCCGCTCACCAAGACGGCGCAGATACGCCTATGCGGGAATTCGGTGTGCCCTCCGGTTCCTCGCGAGATGGTCAGGGCGAACTACATCGAAACATGAAGAGCCTACACGTCAACGAGGTGGCCAACGGCTGGGTCATCGAAGAGTACGAGGGCGACACGATCGAGCAGGTGCGCGTCGTGCAGTCCGAGGTGAAGCTGCGACCGACCGAGGTCTCGGCCGCGCTCGACGACCTGGTCAACTGCGTCCGAAACATCATGTCAACATGGGAGGATCCCGACCGTGACGACCCACTCGCCCCCTGAAGATGATAGGGCCTTCACCAGGCCCATCGAGCCCGACGAGCACGAGAAGCCCGACCAGGTGGAGCCTGAGTCGGACCCGGTCCCTCGACAGCGAATCGACGACGAGGGCAACGTGTACGGCCCCGACGGGGCACGCATCGGCCAGACGATCGACGCTTACGCCGCCGACCCGCCCGAGCGGAAGGCCGCCTCGATCAGGTGGAAGCCGCCGGTTCCCGCGTTCCCCGCCGTCGACTGCGACGAGGAGCACGACGACCCGTTCTTCGCTGACCCGTACGAGGATCAGCATGACTAGCCCCAAGTGGGGAGATCGCTGGCTCTACATCCTGGGCATCCTGCTGCTCGTAACTGCTATGCTGGAAGGAAGGAGGTTCCGCAGATGGATGAACGATCAGATCTCGCCGGCTTTGGAGAGGTCGTCCGAGTCAGGTGGCACTACGCCACGTTCTCTGTCCGTACCGACTGGACGCGAGACGCCGAGTCGAAGCAACTGAGCGTCTTCAACTGGCAAGTCCTCGGTGCAACGTGGGAAGACCACGAGCGCGGCGGATACATCGAGCCGATGGTCCTCTGCGGGATCATGCGCTGGGTCGGAGGCGACAACATGCAGCGCAAAATCGTCGTGAGCCTCTCGGCCCACCTACACCACAAGAAGGAAGTATGACTGAACTGCTGATCAACACCCCCGACCTGATGACGATCGTCGACGCCGGCTACGAGGCCGACGCGGAAGAGGGGGCCAGGTTTCCCGTGCGCCTGTCGGCAATCGCCTCCTGCCCCCGGCGGCTGGCGTGCGAGCTGCGCGGCGCCGAGAAGCGCGCATTCTCGGCCAGGTCGCTACGCGTGTTCGAGCAAGGGCACCAGCGCGGCGCGGCGCTGATGACTGCGTTCAAGCGAGGCTGGGAGGACTGGATCACGAAGGTGACCACGATGCCCTCGTCGCGCTTCAAGCTCATGGACGAGCTGGAGGTGTGGATGCCGACGCGCATCGCCGGGGCAACCGCGCGGAAGATCGTGGAGAAGGCCCTGAAATGGGCCAACGACATGGACGGGGGCCTGCCCCTGGCACTGCAGGGCGAAGAGGACCGGCTCATGATCCGCGGTCGCTGCGACCTCGTGATCATGGACATCGAGACAGACGACTGCTGGATCATCGACTTCAAGACCAAGGCCTCCTGGGGCTTCAAGAAGCTCGATGAAGAGGGCAACGGCTTCGACTACGAGATGCAGCTGCTCGCCTACGGCCGCGCGCTACGCGACGAGGGCAAAGCGGTCAAGGGCATGTGGCTCTACTACGAGGACCACGACAAGCGCGGCCACAAGGTGCTGCCGGTGGACCCGGCAAGCAACGACCAGCTGAGCGAGGCCGTGAACGGCGTCGAGCGGATTCTGCGGGGCTGGGTGATCGGCGAATCCATCGAGAGTTCGCCGGCGATGTACGCCGTGGCCGGGAGGTTCGGCAAGAAGCAGCACGTCGGCGCTGTCGCAACGCTGCCGTGGCAGTGCAACTACTGCAGCGTGGGGCCCGAGGTCGGCAAGTGCGTCGAGAGCTTCAGGCTGGAAGACATTCGCAAGCCCGGCGCGGACGTTCCGCGCTGGGAGATCCTGGACCGAGACTGAGGAATCAAGGCATGAGCATGAATCTAGTTGTCCTGATGGGCAACCTCACCCGGCAGCCCGAGGTGAGATACACCCAGAACCAAACGGCCATCTGCAAGGGCGGGCTGGCCATCAACCGGAAGTACAAGAAGGGAGACACGTGGGTGGAGGGCGTGACGTTCGTGGACTTCACGATCTTCGGCGCGCGCGGCGAGGCCTTCGAGAAGTACCACAAGAAGGGCGACGTCGCCCTTCTCACCGGCGAGCTACGGCTCGACCAGTGGGAGGACAAGCAGTCGGGCGACAAGCGCAGCAAGCTGTACGTCGTCGTGAACGACTGGAACTTCGCCGGCGGCAAGAAGGAAGAGGGCGGCGGAGGTGGCAGTCGCCAGCAAGGCGGCGGCTCGATGTACGGACACGAGGACACTGTTGCCGCGGATCAGCGGCGTGACGCAGAGGATGGCTACCCCGCATGAGCTACCCGCACGAATGCAAGGAGGGCGAGCACGGCAAGCTGTGGAATGCCGTGTGCGCCACCGACCCCGATTCAACCACGCGCGTTGACGTCGGCCGCGGGTTCACCGCGATCGACGCCTACTCGCAGATCAAGGCCGCCACTGAGCTGTGGGGCCCCGTTGGTGACGGCTGGGGATGGACGATCAGGAACATCCTCCACTTCGGCGCGTTCCCCAACGACATCGTCATCGTCCACCTCAACCTGTGGTGGACGGCTGAGGTTCAAGGTCGCCTCGAACGTCACGACTACGACGTCACGGGCTGCGCCAAGGTGAGCATGGGCAAGAAGGACGCCGCGCGGGCGGATGACGATTGCTGCAAGAAGGCGCTCACCGATGCGATCACCAAGGGTCTCTCCTACCTCGGCTTCAACGCTGACGTGTTCTTCGGCGGCTTC